CCTTTTAGCATTGTTGTTACCATGCTTGAACTGGCAATAGCACTGCCGCATCCGTATGTTTTAAATTTTGCATCTTCTATAATTCCTTCATCGTTTACTTTTATTTGTAAACGCATAACGTCTCCACATGCAGGTGCACCTACCATGCCTGTTCCAATGTCAGGGTCTTTTGGATCAAATTTACCTACGTTACGTGGATTATTATAATGGTCTAACACTTTTTCTGAATAAGCCATAATATTTCCTGTAAAATAACTATAATTATACTACAAGTTGCATATTCTTGCAACCACTTGTATTTACCTTATAAATAGTAATATGAAGTGTAAATGGCCGTCAAACCATGTAAGTATAAGTTCTACAGGCAAATACAGACCCTGTTGTGCATGGGAAGAACAAGACAATCAATTAGATGTAGCAACAAATAGTATAGAGGATTACTTGAATAGTGACTTCTATAAAAACGTAATGACTGACATGAAAGCAGATAAGTTTTCTGTAGGTTGCAACGAATGTGCTTTAGATGAAGAAGCTGGCATAGAAGGCATGGTACAAACTGGCGAAAGTAGATATCCAGATAGAGAAGAATTTGATCTGTTTGATATGGAAATTAAGTTTGGCAATATATGTAATGCAGGCTGTATTATGTGTAGTGCATACAACAGTAGTTTACTTGATGCTGAAAACAAATCAAATCCACAATTGGAACAGTTTAGAGTTTTTAGTAGCCCATTAGAAACAAATTGGTTTGAAGATGAGAACAAATTTAGAGAAGTAATTGAGTTTGCTCGCCGAGCAAAACGTATCAGATTCACAGGCGGTGAACCTACAGTTAGAGGATTGCTAGATGATTTTCTAACACAACTTGTTGAACTTAACAGTGACATGCGTATACAAATAACAAGCAATGGCGGTAGCTTTAGCAAACGTTTACAAGAAACACTAAAGAGATTCAGAGAAGTTTATATTAATGTTAGTATAGATGCATATGGTACTGCTAATGACTTTATACGCTGGCCACTTAAATGGAATAAGATAGAAAGTAATATTGACAAAATGTTAGAATACGATAATATTACTGTTAACATTGAAACAAGTTTGCAAGCAGGTAGTGTGGACAGTTTACCACAATTAATAGATTGGTGTCAACAAAGAAATATTAGATGGGATGCAAATAGTGTTTATAAGCCAAAGCATCTACAACCATTTTTAGCACAACCGCATATTATTGAGAAAGCAAGAAGTTTAGATAATAAGAAACTTAATAAGTTACTCAAGTTCAATAGCACACAAGAAGATTATGATAAACTTAGAGCAATGATGCTTTCTTATTACGACACCCTTTCTACTATTAGAAAAATAGACTGGAAAGAATGTTTAGACGTTTAGGCTGATTTATAAAACTGTATGTTCATTCCATTTTTCATCCAGTGTGGATTTGAACCTGGAAGTTGACAACTCGCATGAACTTGACATGCATCAAACACCATAACATCACCTGTTACCTGCCTGAATATTGCTTCTTCGCTAAATCCACTGAAGTTTTCTTTAGGTATTATTGGATACTTTTCTTCTGACCAACCTGGACTGTCATTTGTGCTTGGTAACGGATTACCATTAATATCTATAAATCCATCGTAATCTCTAAACAATTTATAACTACTATCTCCTTGGTCAGTAACTGATAGTCTATCAAATGTGGCTGCATATCCTATTCTACGTTGATCCATAAATGCTGTGTAGCAGTCTGCATTATCTGATAGGAATATTGGAAACACTACACTCTTCCAAGGTATTAGGTTATGGAACACTGGATCGTTTTCTTCATCTTCATTGATTAAATCTACGTGAGCATCGTGGTGCATTATTGTAATGTAAAAATTACCTGTCAGTATCTCGTCGAACTCGCCCAATGCTTCTGTAAACTTATCTGTCAGCCATTGATTTTCTCTGAACATACGTTGCACACTTACGACACTTTGTATATTCATTCCTGACACTCTTGCTTTTACACGCTTTGCATTTTGGAATTGATAATCCATAAGTGTTTGTAACTCATCATCAGAGAAAAACTCCTCCAAGATATATGCAGGCTCAAACCTGCTTATAATATCCTGTCTATATTTTTGGCAATTAGTCAAGTAGTTCATAGTTTTTACGTTTCATCCAAGTCAGTTAATTCAAAGTTTTCATTGTTGTTGTGTGGCAACGTTGCTGTAAGCGATACTATATCATGAACTTTTTCGCCAATGAATGCGCTTGCTTCATCTATTAACATCCAGTTCCATAACATATGATAGCTACATTTTTCTCTATTTCTGTACCAGACATTTAATATCGCCTCTTCCCATGATTTTTGTTTTATATTTAGATGTGTTAATTTATTCATAAAAAAATGTTGATCTTGTACACTAATGTTTCTTGCTATCCACCCACTATTATCTGTTATAACTATTGGTATTTTGTTATTAGTTTTTACATAATCTAACCATGGAATTAATGTTTTATCTATCATGTATCTTTCATTCTCAAGTAGACCAGGATCTAATTTTAAATCCCATCTCCATCGATAAAATACATCATATTGATCTGTATCTGGCATTTGCAAACATTTCCATCCACTAACATGTTGGCCTATTTTTGCATTTGTAATATCTAACGACTGTATCATTTCTTTGCCTGATTCTTTAACAATTTGCGTAGAGTCGGCAAACCATGCTCTATTTATTAAGTCGACATTTTTCCAATCGCTTATAATTTTATGTTGATTGTCTATTTGCAATAATTTAAAATTATACAAACTAGAATTTGGCACTTCTGAGTGGTCCCATGTATGCCCAAACACATCTACAGTATGACCTAGTTCCATTAGATATGTTATCATACTATCAGGACCATAAAACTTATTATGTTCTCTTGTTTCACCTGAGATACAGAATGCTATTTTCATGTGTTATCCTTTAATTAAGTACATACTTATTTATGATAAATACATGTATGAAATTAAACACTCAGATTGACTTTGCTATTACTACATACTGTCAAGCTAAATGTAGAAGTTGTCAACGAACCAATGAAGATACTGGAGAGGTTAATAGTTGGTTAACACCAACTCATATGTCTTATCCAGTGTTTGATAATATACTTAACAAATCTCCACATGATTTATATATGGCACAATTTTGTGGAGAACTTGGTGACCCTATGATGCATCCCAGAATAACAGATTTTGTTGATCGTATATTTGACCATCCAAATTTAGTTAGTTTACTTATTAATACAAATGGTGGCCTAAGAACTCCAGACTGGTATGCTACAATGGCTGAAAAATATGGAAGAAAATTACAAATGTTTTTTGGTATTGATGGCATGTCACATGACACTAATTGGAAATACAGAGAAGGTGTTGATTGGCAACGAGCAATGGATAACATGATAGCGTTCAACCAATCAGGCGGAAGAACTGAGTGGCATTATATTATATTTGACTGGAATTGGCAAGAAGTTCAACAAGCCTATGATTTTTCACTTGAAGCTGATATTGAAATTGCATTTAAATATAACTATAGGAAACACGGATTAATAAGCAAAGAAAATAAAATAGAATGTAATAAAATTTTGTCGAGGATAATCAAAGATGAAAAATGAAGTAGTACCGGATTGCATTAAACTAGATTCAGACAGTGACGGTGGCAAGAGAAAAGAGTGGGAAGTAGATCAAGCTGGAAAACTATGGCCGTGTTGTGTTTGGATACAAGGGTGGGATCATTCAATGGCAATAAGACAAGATGACAAATTAGCCGAAATGTTAAAAGCCAATCCAAACTTTAATGATTTAAACAAATATACGTGGGAAGAAATTACAAACAATCCAATATATAAATCGTATATAAATTTTGATGGGTGGAATAGTGATAACCCGCCACCTATGTGTATTAAAGAGTGTGGGAAGGCAAGAGCAGATGCATATCAAAAGGAATTGACAAAGAGATGATACATCAACCAAAACTGGTTCAAACTGATTTTGCTATTACTACATACTGTCAAGCTAAATGTAGAAGTTGTCAACGAACTAATCCAGATACTGGAGAAACAGCAGATTGGTTAACTCCTACTCATATGCCATATGATTTATTCAACAAAATAGTTAATAATTGCTCCGATAATTTAACAATTGCACAATTCTGCGGAGAACTAGGTGACCCTATGATGCATCCCCGAATAACAGACTTTGTTAATAGAATATTTTCTAAAGAAAGTATAGGACGATTAATTATTAATACAAATGGTGGATTGCGAGATCCAGAATGGTATACTAGAATGGGTAACAAGTATGGAAATAAATTATTTATATGTTTTGGTATAGATGGAATGTCACATGATTCAAATTGGAAATACCGAGAAGGAGTTAATTGGCAACGTGCTATGGATAACATGATAGCATTTTCAAAAACAGATGCTGACATAGAATGGCACTTTCTTATATTTGAATGGAACTGGCATGAAGTAGAAGAAGCTCATAACTTTGCAAAAAAACATAATATTAATATTATTTTCAAATTTAATAGACGTCACATCGGTCTAATAAGTTCTGAAAATAAAAAAGTATGTGAGAAAATATTGGAGAAATTAGTATGAAGGGAACAATAGTACCCGAATGTCTTAATCATAGTTATGATGCTAACTCTACTAGTAATAGAAGGGAATGGGAAGTAGACGAGGGTGGTAAATTATGGCCATGTTGTGTGTGGATACGAGGATGGAAGAGGATACTTAAAGAGCATCCTGATGAAAAATTAGAGGAACTTTTAAAAAGCGATCCAAATTTTAATGACTTAGGAAAATATACATGGAAAGAAATTATGGAGAACCCTATATACAAATCGTATATAAATTTTGAAGGATGGAATAGCGATAATCCATCACCGGTTTGTGTTTATGAATGTGGTAGAAGCGGACAAGCGCATCAAGATCATATAAAAATTGAAAATGAGGAATAAATTATGGATCAATCAGTATTAGAGGCAGGCATAACTGCTTATGTAACACCAGTATTAGCATTACTAGTATCAGGTATTGTTGCACTATGGGTTAAAGAATTAGTAGGTGACGTAGTAGCGAGTATACGCTGGAAAATGAAACCTGGATTTGAGCCCGGAGATGTAGTATATTTGGATGGAGAACGTGCTACTATTATCAGTATAGGTTATTCAGAAACTATCTTTGAAGTTGATAACGGCAGAGGTAAGATTTGGAGATATATTAGAAATACAAGAGTGCAAAATAATCACAGACTAGAACAAATTATTTCTGAGAAAAAATAATTTCATTCTCAGTTGAGCCATCAGACCAAGTACTATCTAACGACTTTATAACTGCCTTACTATAGTTTTTAATAGTAGATTCTAATTGTTCTTTGGACCCAACCATTTCTGCTTTTAATATATCATAACATGGTTCTGGGTTCTTTGCATATGCTAACATCATCATATGTTCAAGTCCGTTGTAACGCCAGTTGTACCCTATGCGTGTATCTTCGCCGTGAACAAATCCATCGTAACGTATAACATCCCAAAATATAAATCTTATATCTTCAATATCGGCCTCTAATACTTTGGCGTTGTCTGTTTCAGCTACCTTGTTGTTTTTTGCAATTACGGCATGTCCATCAAATACAGTATTCTGCCCTTGTGCAAGATTAAGAAACTGTTGATTCCAATATTTCCATCCTTCAATTACAGTGCCATCTTTTTGTCTAAAAGATACAGTTCCATCATATACAATAACATTTATACGTAGACCTTCACTTACTGTTTGCACAGATGCAGGAAAGTTATCAAATTTTGTGTAATTTGATTCTAATGCTACACGTAATGGGTATGTGTGTATTGAATTTGGCCACACACGGTTTATTGTTTCTGCAGTAAGTCCTAGTTGTTTGTCTAATGTCTGATTAATTAGTGCAAGCATAACAGGTGCTTGGTTTGTCTCTATATGCAAAAATGCCATATTAAATCCAAACTCTGCATCCTTTGGATCAAGTTGTCCTTCAATAATTTCTTCGAACATGTGCATAAATTTACTTATACCCATGCCAAATTGTTTACCGCTGTGCTTTGGTGTAAAAGTTTGTAATTTAAAATCTATCCATGGATTGTATGCAAAAATCATTATACGCTTAACTAATGTTTCTTTTTCATACTTTTTTACAAGCTCATACTTTTCTTCCTGCGTTTTAGCTACAGTTATTTGTTGTACTAAGTCGGGTATTAGATTTACTTTACTCATAATAGTATTTAGCCGATTAAAACTGTACATAATAAAAAACCGTACACTGCGTTAACAATATACGGTTTTTAATGTAAAGATATTTATAGGTTGTTACATTTGGTTTTTTCTGTTAAATTCACCTTGTGTTCTAACTAGTCTATTGATATCACCACGACATATTCCAATGTCTGCTAGTTCGCGGTCAGTCATGCTGTGTAAAGCACGAGCACCTTGTCTATCATAGCTTGAACTCAAAATGTTTTTCAGTGTTCTGATCAGTTTCATTTTATTATTCCTCAGTGTGTAGGATACATATTATGCTTGAACTCAGATATTTCATTGGCTTTTTCAAACTCGCCCATGTTTCTAAGTTGCTGTATGCTCATGCAATAACTTCTGTATTCCATTGCTTTTAAAAATCTCTTAAACATTAGTTGTCACTCAACATTAATGCTTTAGCTTCTTTTGTATAGCCTTGGCGGTGTAGTTCTGCGGCTGCTCTTGCTCTTCCGGCACTTTCGCCAAATGCCCATACTGCCATAGCGGCTGTTACTAAACCTACTTTGATTGTGTCACATACTCTGCATGTAGTGTTATATAATACTGTTGTAGTCATTATACCCATCCTCTTAAATTTTTATTAGTTACAGGTTGCCAAGGTGCTTGGCCTCTCTGTATTAGTCTTTGACGTCTTTCGAGCTCAACTAGATCCGTTGAACTAGCTAAGTATTTTTCTTCTCTTGATAACGTTGACATTCTTGCCATTTTAATTAATCGTTTAATCATTATTTTGCACCCACCTTCAGTGATACTGTTTGTGGGCCTTTGCCCTTGTTGGCCAGCATATACTGATATGCATACTGCCAGTCGTTAGTGTATTCCGTTTTTGCATAGGTAAGCAGTTCAGCCTCATATCTCACACGAGTTCTACGTGATCCGTTGAAGAGTCCTGCCCATGCACCAAAAAAATTGGTTGCCATTGGCTTCTCCTTAAATGTTTTATATGGGATGTTTTTGGGAAAGCATCCGTTTCTTCTTTGCCAGTCTCTCCTGGCCGCTACCACGATACCTGCTAACGTATCGCTTGTAAGGCATGGGTTATGCCCTGGTCTTTCCCAGAGTCAGTTAGCGTGGCACTAACTGCCGCTCTTTTTTTCCGAGCCGAGGTCGCTCTATACTACGTTGTATATGTAAATAACAACACAACGTTGTGCTGTTGTTTATTACACTTTTATTTATCACGTATGAACGCAATAAACCATACTTATTTATGCAAAGACGATATGCACTGTATACATACCTGTTTAAAAGTTATATTTTGGTTGTTGTGCTTTCGTATGTTTTGTTAAACTGATTGTTAACACGAACAAACGTTGTGCATTTACTAAGTTGTTTGAGTTTCATTGCGCCTGCATATGTGCAAGTTGATCTAATTCCACCTAATATATTTTGAAGTGTGTTAGCAACTGCACCGCGATATGGCACAAGTACTTCACGTCCTTCACTTGAACGATAGTCTTTTAGTCCGCCAAAATGTTTTGTGTTGGCTGCATCTGAACTCATTCCATAAAATTGTACAAACTTCTTTTCTTCTACTTTATGTTTGCGATTATTTAAATGCTCGCCAACTTCATATTCTAGTTCACTAGTTTCATAGTATCGGGTAATTACTTCGCCGCCGCCTTCATCGTGCCCAGCGAGCATGCCACCAAGCATAACAAAATCTGCTCCAGCAGCAAAGGCTTTAGCGACATCTCCAGGGCAACTGCACCCACCATCAGCAATAATGTGACCCCCAAGTCCGTGTGCTGCATCGGCGCATTCGATGACCGCAGATAGTTGCGGGTATCCCACACCAGTTTGAATCCTAGTAGTGCAAACAGACCCGGGACCAATGCCCACTTTAACAATATCAGCTCCATTTAAAATTAACTCCTCTGTCATTTCTCCAGTAACTACGTTACCTGCTATAATTACTAAGTTCGGAAATTTATCACGTACTTTTTTAACGTGTTGTGCAAAATGGTCACTGTAACCATTTGCAATATCCATACATACATATTTTAGTTTATTGCTTACTTTATTATACACGGCTTCTAACTTATCAAAGTCTATTGTTCCTGTACCAATGCTCATAGCAATGTTTTGTGTTCTTCTATTATCTGGATAATCATTGTTAAAAAAATCTACAAGTTCTTCCACTGAATATGTTTTTACTAAACATGTAAATATATTTTGTTGTGCAAGTTCATCTGCTAGTTCAAATGTTCCAACACCATCCATATTAGCAGCCATAATAGGAATACCTTCGTACTCGTGTCTGCTGTTTCTAAATTTAAACTTGCGTTCAAGTCTTACTTGTTTGCGTGAACTTAATGTACTACGCTTTGGGCGAATTAACACATCACTGTAGTCTAGTTTAATATCTTGGTCAATTCTCATTTTCGTTATCCTTTAAAAATTTCTTGTATTCCATCTCGGTTTTAATCTCATCACCTTGTTTATCGTTTGAAATAAGTTTAGCCATGTATTGAATATCATCAATTAGAGACTGGCATTCTGCTTTGTCGTATGTTTGGTCTGCATGTTCTGAATACTGATTTCGAAGTCTATGTAGTAAAATTGCTTTATCGTGCATTGCTTTAATCTTGTCTATTAGTGCTTCTACAGTGTGTAACATTACCTAACCTCCAGTTGTAACTTTTGTAGTGTTTGCTGAACACACAATGCTTGAACTTTACAATCTTCTAATGCATTGTGAGCCGCAAAGTTAATTGCTTTGCGTGGATCTTTTGGCATAATACCAAACAGTGTTCTACTATCACGTATCTTCCAAAACGGCCAAGGTATGTGATGATTGTATTCTTTAAACATGCTCTCCAGTATTACAATATCAAATGCAGGTCCTTGACACCAAATAGTATCAACACCTACACACCATTTGTTTAGTGCTTGTAATACTTCTAGCACGGGTGTTCTGTCTGCATCGCCTAATGCTTCTTCACGAACATCGTCTGCTTGCTGACCCCACCATTCTAATGTGCTGTCTAATACTGTGCGACCTTTTTCTAATTGCTCGTCTACTTCAAATCTATAGTAGAAAGGTTGATATGGTTCTGATATAGCATTGGGATTAAACTTAACACCGCCAATAGTTAACACGGCACAATCAGGTGCAGTGCCTAATGTTTCCAAATCAATCATTGCATGTATTGTCATTTAGTTTCCTTTTCGCAAACACGTTTCCGTAGTGAACTTGTGCTGAACCTATGGTCACGTTTGTTAAAATGTAAATCTATGCCACGCTTACGACATACGTCTTTTCCAGTAAATTCTTTTTCTCTGTATTCTTCACCTAAAAATCTTACATCAATTGCAAACAATTCTAGTATGTCAATTAGATCTTCTTCTGTTTGATATGGAACAATCTCATCAACTAGATGCAATGCATTAAGTTGTGCGTAACGTTCTACCATTGTTTGTATTGGTTTGTTTTTAGTATCAGGTCTATCAATAGTTGGATCGCTTTGTAGTCCTACAATTAAATAATCACAATGTTCTTTTGCTTCTCTTAACATGCCAATATGTCCTGCATGGAGTAAATCAAACGTGCTACACGTGAATCCTACTTTATTAATGATCATATCGTTTCCCATCAAATACGCATACAAAATATGCACCAAATGGTCCTGCTGATACTTTGTGGAATATTCCATCTGGAATTAGAATAACATCACCTTCTATAAAATTAATGTATTCTTCACCTAATTGCATTTTACCTGAACCACCTACAAAATAATAAATTTCTTCTTGGCCTGCATGTGAATGGCCATTTGTAGCACAATTAGGTTGTAATCTAGTAGAACTAAGCACTAGATTCGTAAGAGTCTTATTATCAGTAACTGTATAACGTTCGTCTTGTTTGGCTATTTCGCCTTGTATATCATTTATGTTTACTTTCATAGTCAGAATACCTCATTCGTTATATGTATTATAACATCAAATGTTTAAGTTGTCAAATGTTTTTTTAGGCTGATTCTTCCATAACTACATCAAGTGGGTAGTTATGTTTTCTTGCGTCTGTAACTGTTTCAATACATTTTTGTTCTGCTACTTCGTAACTATAAGCACCAGCAATTGATCTGCCTTTTTCGTGAACTTCTAATGTAATTTCGTTCGCTTGTTCTGTGGTTTTATTAAAATATGTCATCAATACCTGTATAACATATTCCATAGGTGTTACGTTGTCATTTAGAAAAATAACCATATATTTATTAGGTGCTGTTACTCTTTGTTTTTCTACTACTGCTTCATTTGTTGATTGTGTCGATGACATGTTTTACCTTTTAAGTTAGTTTGTAAAGTGTAGGGGATAACCCCCTACACCGTTAACGTTAGTATTTACTTGATTTTAATTGAACGTGCTTTTTTCTCTTCTGGCACGATACGCTCTAATTCAATATAAAGCATTCCGTTTTCCATCTGAGCACCGTTTACAACTACATCATCTGCAAGTGTCCAAACTCGTTTGAACTTACGCTGTGCAATACCTTTGTGCAACCATTCAGTCATTGCTTCTTCAACTGTTGGTTCTACTTCTTCTGGATTGTATGCGATTGTTAGCTTTCCACCTTCTGCTGTAATATCTAAATCTTCTTTAGTAACTCCAGCTAGTGCAATTTCAATTTGAAATTTGTCACCTTCTTTACGAATGTTATATGGTGGGTAGCCTGTGCTTGCTACGTTATTTTCTGCATATTGAAACATGTCAGAAATAATTCTGTCAAATCCAACTGCATATGGTGTGATCTTATTTAGATCAAGTGTTGTTAATGTTTTCATCTTTTATCTCCTTTTAAGCAAGATGTTAATTATGGGACCCTTTCGGCATCCCGCCTATTCGTATACTACATGTATACAAATTCTGTTTAGTATAGCCTTTTCTTTTCGATACTATCTTTGGCTATACGTTTACGATGTCTGGCACGAGCCGCAGCCTCGGCCTTTAATCGCTTTTCTGTATTACTTACAAAATGCTGGCGTTCACGTAATTCTTGTAACATGCCATCATTCATTATTTTCTTTTTCAACTTACGCATTGCTTGTTCTACGTTGTTGTTTCTTACTTCGACAGATAATCCGTAATTCTTATCGTCTCTGTTATTTTTGTTTCTATCTCGAGAATAGTTGTTGTTATTATACTTCGCCATTTATTACCTATTTTACACGTCCAATTACTCTATTGTTTTGACTATTTATCGTTTCATACTCAGCTTCTAATAATTCAGCGAAGCTATTCAATAGATCTCTTGCCATGTCTTGTTTGCCTCTTTCGCGGCCTTTTAACACAATTGTCACCGTGACTTTTGCTTTTTGCTCTAAAAACTTTTTGGCATGATTAGCCTTTGTTTGTAGATCATGTACATCAATATTTAACCCCATACGTATTTCTTTTTGATCTGTTAAATTCTCACGTTGGCGCTTTTTCTCTGCTTTTTCTTTTTGTTTCTGTTCGTATAAGTATTTATTCATTTCTACGATTCTACACAATGGTGGATTAGCTTTATCATTAATAAGGATTAGATCTAGTCCTTGATTTCTTGCAGAATTTAATGCATCTTTTGTTGCCATAACTACACTTTCTTGTTCACGTGCAATTACTCTTACTTCTTTGTATCGTATTTGATCATTTGATGTAACACGAAATTTGTTATGTGGGCTATGTGGTTTTCTCATATTACCCTTTAACCATTAATGGCATATGTCCATCGCTGATTACTTTATCTGTTATTATAATTTTTGTCACTCCGCTTTCTCTTAGTTGTGGTAACTGGTATTGTGTTTCAACAAGTGCTGCATCCAGTATCTTTCTTAACCCTCTAGCACCGAGGTCTTGTTCTATTGCAATAGAGGCAATTTCCTCTAATGCTTTTATATTAAACTCTATTTGTATTTTGTCAAGTGAAAAAAGCACTTTTATTTGATCTATTATTGAATCTTGTGGTTCTGTTAGTATTTTTATCAATTCTTCTTTGGTTAATTGGTGTAAAACATTAACACTTGGCAATCTTCCTACAAATTCAGGTATAAGTCCATACTTGACTAAGTCAGGTGTTTGTAAATGCAATTCCCAATTATCTAGCTTTGACTGGTTATCATCATTAAATCCGATTCTACCTTTACCAACACGTTGTTTTACTATATCGTCTAATCCTATAAATGCACCACCCACTATAAACAATATATTAGTAGTATCTATATCTACTTTTTCTGGATGATCTCCGTGTTTGTTTGGTACTGTTATTGTAACACCTTCCATTAATTTTAGCAAGCTCTGTTGTACACCTTCGCCTGATACATCTCGACTTAGACTTACCATATCATTTCGCTTTGCTTTTTTATCAATTTCGTCTACGTATATAATACCTAATTGTGCTTTTTCTATATCATAATCTGCAGCTTGTAATAGTTTATCTATTAACACTTCAGAGTCATCACCAGCATATCCGCTTTCAGTTATTGTTGTTGCATCTGTAACTACAAATGGAACATCTAAATATGATGCTAGTGTAGAAGCAATAAGTGTTTTACCTGTTCCTGTAGGACCTGCAATTAACACATTATTCTTTTGAAGCTTTACTTGTGTAGTGTTCTTAATACGCTTGTAGTGGTTGTATACAGCTACACTAAGCGTCTTTTTAGCGGAGGTTTGTCCTATTACATATCTATTTAAGTGTTCGTGTAGTTCTGTTGGTGTAGGTAGCTTAAGGCGTGTTGCTTGCTCCGGTGTGCCGCTAGTTTTAGCTTTTTCTTTAATTAGAATGTCGTGACAAAGATCCACACACCCGTCACAGATATGCGTTCCATCATTACCGGCTAATAATTTTTTGGTTTGATGTTTGTTTTTACCGCAAAAATTACAGTATGGATTACTCATCTGTCATGCCTGGGTACCTAGTATCTATATCTAAAAATTTATTTAATTCTTCTAAGTTAGTAATAGTAATGTACTTACTGGTTGCATTGATTAATTTTATTGCTTCTCGTCTTACTCGTTTTTCTGCATAAAATACTACAGTATGGTTAGGCGTTTTTGTTTTTAATAGTGCAGCCATTATATCTTCCCATGCACATGTATCAAGGTCAACAACCATATATTCGCATGTTCTACTTACGTGCCACATCCAAGGCATAGTTGCTGGGTCTGATTGTGTAAGTTGTACGTTAAAGATGACACTTGTTCTGATAAACTTTTCAAATAATAATTTGATTCCGTTAACTAGTTCTTCGTTTGTACTTGTTATTAAGACGTTTACTCCATTTTCAGAAAGGAATAAATCTGGTGCGGTTACTGTATAACTGCTATTATCATCTAGTTTCATTAATTATTTCTTAGTGCCCTTAATTATCTTTTCATATACTTCAAGTATATGTTTAGTATCTGCATTAGCTAATCTTTCTGCTTCTTTTTGGTCGTCTTCAAAGATTTGTTCTAATTGCTTTTTAACAATATCTACATCGTCAAACTTCTTAGGATCAGTTATTTCTAATCTGCCTACAATATTATTTACCATCTCTTGTCTGGCTTCAATACTGCGATGTCTGTCGTTTTGTTCTATCTGTTCTTTGATACGTTGATAGTTATAATGTGTGGGTTGATATACTTTTCCTTGGAACTCAATAGCCTCAGGTTTTATTGTCTTTTTTTTAGACTCTATTTGTTCTTCAGGTGTTGTATTATCTTTTTTGGTGGTATCTTTTTTGATAGTTTTTTCCACCAACTTGGTCTCTTTTTTTGCATTTTCTGTATGTGGTTGCTCATTACGTATCCTCTTTTTTCTAGGGTTTTCTTCAACAAGAGCTATACCTGAGATAACTAATACGATTGCAAGTGGATCGAATACTACAACAAGTATAAGTATTACCCATCTAACTGCATCTTCTAGTGTGTCTCTATTTGCTTCTTCTCCGTATACTAACTCTGCAATATATTTTACAGGACCTACTTCAGCTTCAAGTTCTCTACTTTCGGCTTCTATAGCATACTTTTGTTCAAACAGTGTATCTAAATTTAGTTCAAAATCTTTAATTTTAACTTGTAATTCTTGTATCTGTGGTTCAACATCTGTATCTGTTGCTGTTCCCAATTGCTCACGCAAACGATTAATAAGTTCATTTGTTTGTGCTATTGTTTTGTCTGCTGCTTCTCTTAATTTAACAATATCTTCCTGTGATGATTCTCTGATTTTTCCAAGTTGGAATAGAGCCATCATTCTGCTCTTTTCAATTTTGTCACGGAATTCTGTAACTTTATCAGCTGTCTTGGTTCCCATTCTTCCGTCTTGTGCAGCACCTACTAAACCTTGTAATGCTCTTATGTTGTTTTCCTCAACATAAGTATTCATTTTTTCTAGTGTAGCGTCTGCTTGTTCGGCTTGCTTCTCATATGGTTCGGCTGCTGTTGCTAATGAGTCTTGTGTAAATTTAATATCGTCTTTTAATCTATCGTATACAGTTGTTATACTTTGTTCTGCTACTCTAATCTTTTCTTGTATGCCATCATCTGTGCTTGTATCTGCTGTTGAAAGTTTTTCAATTTTACCTTCAGCACGTTCTATCTCACCTTCGGCACGTGTAATTTCTACTTCAATACGTTCTAGTTGTGCAACACCTTCTAACATAGATGCGTTTTGTTCTACGTGTGCTTTTGATAGGAATCCAAAAATACCCATGCTTGTAATAAACATAAGCAATGCAACTGCAAAAACCAAGTATGATTTTATCATCCATCGTTTAGTTTTCCAGTTAAAGTGTAGCCATATAGCTGATGTGATTTTACCAATTTCTAATGCTGTTCCCATTATAATAACTGGCATTACTGCGGCGGCGAAAATTGCAACAAGGCCTATAATACTATACCATGCCGCGATTGCACTAATAACAAGTGCTACTAAAATTGTCCAATAACCAAATAATCTCATAATAATTCTCCCACTGCTCTATTTAAAATAGATACTTAACAGCGTGTCCTTCGTCTACCAAAGCTTCGTTAATATTCAATCGTTTGTTATCGTCTAATAGATTGTATACTACTCCTAGAACACGACCATATTTGCCTCGTTTGTTTAGAATTGTTTCTACTACAAACTCGCTATTTAAAAGTTCAGTAAGTCTTTGCTTTGCTGCAAGTCCTTTTGTCTTTTCGTTCATGTCCTTAGTTTTTGTTTCAGGTGTATCAATTCCGAATAATCTTATTCGCTTACGAACAATAGTATCAAACCCAAGATCTATCTCTGCGTCAATAGTATCGCCATCGACAATACGAATAAGTTTTGCTTTATATGTATACATGTTAAATCCGTATGCCTTAATTAATTCACGCCAACAAAGACGCTGTTACTATATATTTATCACTTTTTGGGGGTATTTAAGTAGTATTTTTACTTTTTGCATTATCTAGCCATTTTTTAGCAATATGACTACTTGGTTCTGAAGAAGTAAATGCTCTAATACTCTTGTATACATTATCAAAGTTTTCCTTGCGTTCTGGATCTTCTAATCCACCGCTATTATCTACAACATGAAAGTTTTTTGCACCAAATACTTGTTGGAACTTCATAATGTTTTCTTGGACTTTTTGCCACATAGTTTGTACCATGTCGGCTGGTATTGTTCTAGCTCTTGCAGCATTACGTTCTTGTGCTACTTGTAAATTAGTGTTAACGAATATCATTGAACATTCGTATCCTAAAGTTTTTAATTTCTCACTTTGATCTTTTACCTTTTGCACGTCTTTACCTGTGCCATCAATAATCAATCCAATACGACCATCAATGTATATGTTTTGTCTTTTATCAGTAAGTTGTTTTGCACGATCACGCACTTCTTGTCCTTGGTCACTAGCAACTTCATCTGGATTTCCCAAATCAAGATCTTGCTTGTATGCTAAGTATTCATATATCTCATCACTGTTAACTGGTTTTAATCCTAGTCCACTGAGTATCTTTGTTGCTACATAACTCTTACCAGAACCAGGACCGCCAGCTAAAAACACAGCCTTAAATATGGCTGGGTCGTTTGGACCTTCTTCAATTTGATGATTTTCTAGTATGTCGTATATTTTCATATAAGTATTTATACAAAAATATAACTAACTTAACGCTATGGTTTTCTTTCTATAACTTTATCAGCTAATCCAAAGTCTACTGCCTCTTGTGCTGACATAAAGTTATCACGTTCCATAGCCGCTGCCAATTCGTCATACGTTTTACCTACACTGTTATGTTTGACATAAGTTTCTGTTAGGTTCTTTTTCATCTTAAGAATTTCTTGTACTTGAATTTCCATGTCAGTTGCTTGTCCACCTGCGCCACCACTTGGTTGGTGAATCATTGTGCGTGAGTTTGGCAATACTAAACGTTGTCCAGCTTCGCCTGCCATAGCAAGGAAACTACCCATGCTACATGCTTGACCCATTACAATTGTGCTTACTGGAGATTTAATAAACTGCATTGTATCGTATATTCCAAGACCGGCTGTAACTGCACCACCTGGACTGTTAATATAAAAATTAATAGGATCGCTATTATTCTGTGATTCTAAAAACAACATCTGTGCAACTACTAAATTAGCAGTCATGTCGTTTACTTCTCCAGTTAACATTACAATACGATCTTTTAATAGACGACTGTAAATATCGTAACTTCTTTCTCCGCGGCCTGTTTGTTCGACCACCATTGGTACTAATGCCATTTTATTCTTCTCCGTTATATCTTGCTTGTAAATCAAAAATTATACTATATCTTTTCCAAGTATCATCACTTGGGTTATGCTTCATTCCGTGCATACTAGGTTGCCACCCACTGCGTTCACTAAACTCACCAAAGAACCATAATGTATTATTCTCTGATAGTTCTTTTACATATTTACGTTCTGTAGTTATGTGGTCTTCTATGTAAAACTCTACTACGTTTTCACCTAAGTGTAATCCGCCTAATGTTTCGTCACAATGTATATCGCCAAATCTATCTGTGTTGTGTTTTTTATGATCTATAATATTGCCTGCGTTTGCAGTTGGATGCGAATATTCAATAACCATAAGTTTATGTAAAGTTTTTGCAACATCTACATGTTGGTCCTCAAAGCATTCATTATAATAATGTTGCAACACTGGAACAAATTCTTTGTGTAAATCTGTAAAATATTTTAGTTCAGGAAAGTCTGCTTGTAGCTTATCAGCAGTCCAATCATATATGTAACATTTTCTACGCAATACATAATCATCTACACCACATGTTTCATCGTACCAGCTTTCTGGTCCAACCATAGTGTCTATATCAAACCCAAATACAGGTCCTTGATGTTTCCATGCATAGCTTTTATCGGGTACATCTTCATCTTGCCATGGTTCAATATTATAAGGATCATTTTCATCAATATCATTGCATTCGATAAAAAGTTCTTTATCTAATACTGCAAACAAAGACTTTGCCATTTCAAATCTGTCAGCAAACTTTGTTTCCAATGCTTGTGATTTTTCTAATGCAAGTGCGGCAGTCTTTTGTTTATCTAATAATTGTTGCTTACTATACATCTATTATGTTTTCTTTTTTGCACTGCCATCTTTGGCGTGAATAATAATCTCTCCGTCTGCACCATGTTCTAAGTCTATGAGTTGTTCTGCACTAAGCATGTGTAAAACTACATCTACACCTTCTGTAACACCTTGCCTATGTCCAACTCTAAAATTATGCCAGGCGCATAAAAAAACAAATAGGCCCATGCCCCATACTATCGGATCTTTAATTAGTTCTAACATCATCGTCATTTCCTTTATTTGTTATAATATATAATACACTATTTTATGGGTTAAGTCAATCTAATTTAACACCGCATTGGCTTACACAAATATCACATGGACCAGTTTCAAAACTATCTTTTAGTTTTTGCCACCAAGTGTCGCTCATTATAGTTTCTAGGTCATTGTGATATAAACTGTTCCAATATTCGCCTCTATCTTCTTTAATAAAATTTAGAGTTTGTTCACGCATAGATTCATATGTAAATGACCCATTAAACATACAACACGGAATAACATATCCATGTGCATTTACATATATTTTCTTATATGAAAAACATCTATCTTTAATTTTACGTGATCTGTTTTTTGGTACTTCAATAAAGTCTGCTACTCTTGAGGCTACCTTTTTATTAATTTTTGTATTGGCTGCAGCCATAAATGTATCTATATCTTGATCATTAACATCCCAATCTTGTTGGAAATTTTCACAGCCGTATTCTTCTGACAACGCTTTTGCTTGTTCTACTTGATGTTCGTTCCATTTAAATGTAACAAATTTCCATATTGCTCGGCCGCCGCCATCTATAAATGCTCGCATGTTTGCTACTACTTTATTATAGTCTACGCCAATACGATATATGCCGTTTGTATCTTCTAATCCATCTAATGAGAATTTAATCCAACTATGCTTGTTAAACTTTTTACCTAAATCATAGAACATTTTTTCAGTTCGTAATCCACCATTTGTATGTAAGTTAATTGCTGCATTTGGTCTATGCTTATAGATAATATCTATAATTTCCATAAAATTTGGATGTGCGATTGGCTCGCCCACTAATCCAACAAGATCAACAAAACAATCATCAGATAAACGGTCATTGCTGAATACTTTCTCAATCACATCAAGCTCTAAGTTAACACCTAATTTTACATATGGATTATGATACAGTTCACCGTCTTGAACTGTATATCGATGACATGGAGGACAGTATGAATTACAGACTGTATTGAGATCGAACTCAACTGTATCTATTTCTTTGTAAAGCATACAAGTATTTAGTTAATGCCAATTAAGGCATTAACTCTACGCTTTGCATTGCTTGTTCCCAAATCTCAGTATGCTTGACTTTGGTCATTGCATTTAACAAAAGAAATACTTCTGATTTATATACTTTTGCAAAACTAAGATCGTTTTCAGCGATATCCCAACTGTTGTCAATAATGTCTGCACACTTTACAAACTGTGCTTCAGTTGAGGCACTTGCACTGTGCATACGGTCAATTGATTTACGCTTTGCTCGATTACCATCACTAGGCAAACTAACATCAGTAAGACCTTCGACAATACTTGCAATTTCATAACCAAACGTTTTAGTGATAAGCTCTAGTGTAACATCTGTATCTTCTACAGTATCATGCAACCATGCAGCGGCAACCATTTCATCTGACCCGCCATGCCTTTCTACAATTGCAGCAACCCGTTGTGGGTGAACAATGTAATCATCACCTGAGTATTTACGTTTTTGCCCTACTGCGGCATGCGCCGCTGTTGCAAACATTTTTGATTCTACTACCATATTATTGTCCCAAATAATCTGTTTTCAATACTTCCAAACGATCTGCAGCTTGATTCAATTCAAACTGATCAGCCATATCATTAAACCAGCTATAAAAGTTTTCACCAATTGCATCAGCAATACCATCTAAGTGCATATCTGCATCAACATAGTTCCAATTAACTTCATTGTTCTCATCAATGTTTTCTGGGTTTGTTGCAGCTTTTTCAAATGCTTGGATAAATTTTGCGTCTAACATATTGTATTCCTTTTTAGTTAACTTATACTACTAATATACACTAAGATGTCTTGGTTGTCAACCGAATTCGTAAAGAAAAAACCCTTGCAAAACAAGGGTTTGTAAAATAGTTTGATTCTATTTAATAATGTTATTCAAATAATAAGTCAAATTGTTGATCAAATCTATCATTCATTTTGTCAAACATCTTTTTATCACGTTCTATTAGTATGTAATTTCTATCTAATTTTTCTGCTGCTTTTCCAGTACTGCCAGAGCCTGCAAATGTATCCATAATCATATCACCTTTATTGCTACATAAACTAATAAAGTATTCTAATATTTCTTGTGGCTTTTGTGTGGGGTGTATTTTATTTTTTCCTAGCCCACCACTATATGTAATTGTATTAGGAACAACACAATGTACTATATCTCCTGTTTTCTTTAGTTTGTTTTTAACTGCTTTTGCTTCTTTAAGAGCAGTTTCAAAACATTCATCTAAATTACCAAAAATATCATCTTTAATTAGTTTATATAAAATACTACTGGCTTTATCAGCCATTGCATATCTTTCTACAATAGTTCCTTCAACTGCATCAGAATTAAATGTTCTTTTGCCACCCGGTTTAATTCCAAATATAATATACTCGCAACCACTTACAGGATTCACTTTACGGTTAAATGGAACTGCAGCTGGCTTCTTCCAAGTAAATACACGCTTTGGTTCAAACCCAGCATTTTCTAAACTTTCCCATAAATGACTGATATATACATCACTAATAAAAATACAAAAAGTAGCACCTTTACGAAGTTTTGGAAACCATGCCTTAGCCCATTCATTCATTTGATCCTTAAAGTCTATATTGTCAACACTATCCCAATTATCATCAAATGTTTCATCAAACTTTTGACTATGTATGTTATTGACATTTACACGTTCACCTGTATTTTCATCAGTTTTAAACCATTCTGGTTTAGCACCTTTTTCACTGATGTTATACGGAGGATCTGTTAATAACATATCTACTATATTATCATCTACTTCTTTAATTTTTTCTAGCATATTTCCGTTTAATATCATATTTTATTCCTCTATTCCCACTGGTGCTGGCCAATTATTAAATGCATTAATACTGTTTCCGTGATAATGTATCTTCCACTTATTATACAATTGATATGGCTTTTGTGCAACCTTTATTTCGTTAGTATCAGTATCATAGTCAACATATTCAAATATATTATCTCCTATAACTGACTTAACAATCTTACCTAGTTTATCAACATAATTTTCACTATAATATCTTGCCATAAATGTCAGCAAAGTAAACAACATTGGTTCTATGCTACCATTTTTCCAAGCAGTTCTTACTTGATCTTGTTTAGTTGAAATTCCTAATTTACCAGTTTGTGATTTATATACATCATCTATGTATTGATCAAATGTATGTGTATCTACGTAATTCTGTAACGATTCGATACTAAACCCATTTAACATATCATTCCAGTATTTTAATTCTGGACAATTAACTGATGCGTTTGATAAAATTCCAAACTTATCTCTACTTACAATTGATTGTAATACTTTTAAGTGATTACAATCTCTAGTTAATGCAAGCAAACTACTTGCTACACTAGAGTCAAGTGTAAATCTACTTGAACCGTTTACACTTTTATGTGCTATCCCAACACCATCAACAACATAATCAATATTTAAGTTATTACTTGCACTAGGAAATTCTATACACTTGGCACCATTTACTAAGTGATTATAAGCGCCTAGTACTTCGCCAAAGTCACTGGTAATAAATGATTTGTCTGTATTTAATATTTCTTTATTTCTAAATAAAACATCAGTACCATCAGCTACATCTAATAAACTTATTAATGCATCACTTACATTATTAGGTATATTTGCTTTATCTAATCCATTTATAATATCATCTTTCATTGCATTAGCATTAGTATATTTTAGTTTTAAAAATAACTTTTCTGGTGCAGTTTGCTTCTGAATTATATAATGTCCGCCTTTGCGTGCCTTTGCAGTTCTAACAACAATATAAACTTTTTCATTATCAAATATGATATATTCGCCTGTATATCTACTACTATGATTCCGATCACTATTTTTACAAGTAAAGCCTTGTTCAGTAAGTACACTATCTACTTCTGTCTTAGCAATATCTTTAATAGTCACATGAAAAGTGCCGCCTGTTTTATCTTTTTTTCTTTCAAATCTAGCAGTTGGCATCAATGTTTTTAATTTATCAATAAGCAGTCTTTCAATGGTTTTCATATAGACTGTTCCTTTTATTGTTAATATAGTTATATTATAGCAAGAAGTCTTGGTTCTGTCAACCAAAAAATGCTATTTTTCTGAAAGTTTTTTTATAAAATATTCTCGTTTGGAATATTCATATCTGTGAACCCAATTGTGTCTTGGGTCTGCTGTTCTTAGGAATTCTTCATAGTAATAGTATGTGCAGAACACTAGTTTTCCACTGCTCATACGCTTGGGCAACCATGTCCATTGTTTATCAGATCGTATGGGTTTCATGCATTTGTGTTAAAATACCATAGGTGTCTTGCCATTCCTTTACTGAAAATACAGTATGGCCCATTCCTATTAATGCTTGTGCAATATCATGATCGTTTCCGCCCTTCATGGTCTTGTCACCAAAGAAAATAATTTCTTCGTAGTCTAAGTCTTTGAGTATTTGTGCTTTACCACAACCTTGTTGTGTTATATCTATTCCTGTTTCACCAGCTACAGTTGACATGATATTGTATTCTTCGCCAAATGCTGTGTTAAATTCCTTTGAAATATCTTCACGTTCTTTGTGATATGTATCATACAACACATAATCTTTTCGTTGTTGTGCTGTGCATTTTCTTCCAACAATACTAAAATTTAATAGTCCAGGACGTTCATCAAAATGCCATCCTGACTTTTGTGGGAACTCACTATGATTTAATCTGTTTTCTAAATATTTCCATGGTGCTTCTGCTAATGTCCATTCGTTACGATATACATTAGTAAAGTTTTCATATGCATCGTTTCCACTGCAATTATATACACGTTTAGCACCACTGTATATAATGTTACCTACTTGTTCTACTGTTTTGCTTTTATCACTTCCTGTGACCAGATATACATGATTGTGCAAACAGAATTCGTAGAAGAATTGATTAAAATTAAAATCCATTCTTCCACGACTTGGTGTTAGTGTTCCATCTACATCGAACACATATGCTTTATTCATCAATTAGAACCCCTTCACCTTCTTCTTGTGCTTGGTGCCAAATTGATGTTTGGCTTTCGCCATGTTTTTTAATAAATTCTGCAAGAGTCATGTCATATGCATCATCTTGCATTTCTAGTACCCAGTTTCCCATTTTACTCATTTGCTTTTCCTTATTTCAAGTAATGTGGACCTGTCCACGCAACACTAAAGTCTTCAAAAATGTTACCACGTGCGGCATTTGTTGCTGGTGCATTCCAGCCTGCAGCTTTAAGGATATCACCTTTTTTAAACTTAGGACCATCTTCTTTAACAATAAAGCCCCATACACCATTATCACGTATAATCTTAATATACTTTTTGCCTTCTTTAATAGTAAAACTATTTTCAAAGTTAGCAAGTGTTTTACCAAAGTAACTATCTGGATCTGGTGTTCCACGATCGCCTGCTGTAGCGAACTTTGTATAATCTGCTTTACATTTTTGGATCAATGTTTGTATTTCGTTTTGCATTTTCAACTCCTGTTTTATTAGCTTATATATACAATATACACTAAGACGTCTTGGTTGTCAACCAGAAAATACATCTTTTTTTATCTTTTTTCGCATGCACTTACACAAACGGAACAGGGTGTATCCGTAAGACTTGAATATAGTCGTGTCCACCAACTGTTAGTCAATACATCTTCTAAACTATTTTTATATAGGTTATTCCAATCTTTGTCATTGCCATCATATATAAATGGAATCATTTCTTCTTTGAATGCTGGATCTGTAGTAGAACCATTAAACTGACAACAAGGTAATACTCTACCATCGTAATTTACATATATTGTTTTTTGACTAAAGCATTGATCTTCTATTTCAGTAAAGCTATTGTATTGATTGCCTATTTCTGCATTTAGATTTTTTGTACCCGGATAGTTAGAGTCTTCATTTGTTATATTGAAATCTTCAGAATCTATTTTTGTTTTTTTATGAAACTCTTTTGCTGCTTTCATATACTTTATCATACGCTCTGAATCAGCATCTCTGTTTGGTTCCCATCGAAATTTTTGCATTCCCATAGAGTTTGCTAACTGTTGTATTTCGTCTTTTTGATGAGAATTCCATGGAAACTCAATACATTTCCAGGTTGCTCTTCCACCTGCGTCAATGTATGCTTTTGCATTTTCCATTACTTTTTCCCATAGAACACCAATTCGATATGTGTTGTTTGTATCTTCTAATCCATCAATAGAAAAGACAACACTGCTTGCGGCATCTTGTCTCATTATTTTTGGTGCCAACTCTTCCCAAAACTCAGTAGATCTTAGTCCACCATTTGTGTGTATTTGAATAACTGCATTTGGTTTGTATTTGTATACAATATCAGTGATTTCTAAAAACTGCTTATGAGCTACAGGTTCGCCTACTAATCCTACAAAGTCTAGCCATACATCATCTGCAAGTCTTGGATTTTGTACTATGTTTTCAATTACACTAAGATCTACACTTGTATTAAAAGTTAGATATGGGTTTAGATACATTTTGTCGTCTTTAAATGCATAACGATGACATCCTGGGCAGAATGCATTGCATGTAACATTTAAGTCAAACTGAACATTATCTATAATAGGGTATAACATAATTATATTTATACTTTACTTTCTGCTCATTCCACATGGCTCTGGGTTCAATCGTTGCCATTCTTTGAATTGATCAATGACTTCTTCTTTTACCTCCTGATAAACCATATCGTGTATGCTACTTGCACACCACTCACAAAAAGTAACAGGTAATATACCAAAGTATCCTTTTATACCGCCTGCATCTTCATCATATTCACTATCGCAAATGTTACACGTATCTTTATGTTCTAGTGTTTTCATAATTTTGGATTTGTGACTCTGCTGCCCATTCGGCTAATAAATTAATTGACTTGTTTTTCAATGTCGGCGACATTGCTTTAATTTTCATTTGCCAATCAGCAAAGAGCTTTTCGAATAGTTTTTTCTTTTGAATTTTACCCAAGATCATTTGTATCTCCATTTATCATAATAGTGTATATTATAACAAGAAGTCTTGGTTATGTCAACCTATTATTTTTCGGCTACTGCTGGCTTGATTATAAATGCTTCAGGAGTAATTACTTGAACTTTAGGATCTACAAATATTCCTAATTGGCATATGTAGAATCCTGTAAATGAAGGTTTCCATGTGCCTGGGTACATTGTTTTTGGCATGAATAATGCAAACTGTGTTTTTATGTCGTGTGCTGGTTCAGGTATTATTGGGATTGGTTTTGCTAAATGATTATGAGTAAGTGTAATTATATCTGCTGTTTCTTCATTATATAAATGCACATCAAATCCTGTCATATTACACTTTACAAACCTATCATATGTACCTTGGAATTCTAAAACTGGATCACCATCGTACACCGGCTGTAATATTGCACCACGTAAGTTTTCTAATGGGTAAGATTGTTGTAATTTAACGTATGAATGTACCAATGAAAAAATAGCTCCGATTAGCAACAAAAGTGCCGCAACCAGCATTATTTTCATACAATTCATTCTTTTTTTAGCGTCCATACTGCTATTTATGATAATGCAGTATTATGTACTTGTTTTACTCTTCTAACTTAGCTTTTGCTGCCTCGTAATCAAGTACAAGAGATTCCATTGCATGTACCGTAATTCTAAAATTCCATTTAGCGAACGCAATAGCAACAAAACTTGCTGGTTCACATTTTGGCCTAGGTCCAAACTTACGTTCTTCCCAAAACACTTTTCCCATCCAAGTTTCAATACCGTTTACACCGCCGTTGTTCCATTCTTTGCAAATAATATCCATGTCTTGTATGCTTACTCTTTCGGTAATTACTGCGTAATCTGAGATACGAAAACTTAGTTGTACTGCATTCTCGGCTTTAAACAAGTACATTTTAATTGGTTTAGTAAATGGTAAAAATTCATTTTGTGGCATTATATGATTCCTTTAGTTCATTAATAAGGTCAGTTTCGTGTTCCTGATGTTCTGCATAATCTTTAATGTATGCATCTATCCATTCGTTGGATGGTGGGGTTAATTTTACTGAATCCCATAATGTATATATTTCTGGAGTTCTCATCCATTGTGGCTGTGTAATTAATCTATCAGTATTCCATGTTGCTATGTCATCGTCAAATTTCATACGTTGTACAAATGCTTCTACTACTTGATCTACTCCTGGCCATGTATGGTCGTACCCACTGTAGTTGGCATTTCTATCGTCTTCCATTAGGTAATTATATTCACGTGCCGCCCATGTATTGATATTATCTTCCCAATGACTAATAACCGGGTTAACTATAATAACATTTTGTGTTCTACTCCATGCCCATATATCTTCATAATTTTGTGCATGTAGCAGTAGTGCAATAGAATATTTGTTGCTTATATTAAGCAATCCATTTAATTGTTCTTCTGATATATGCATTTCGTTACGAATATCAAAGTTGTACCATTCTTTATCTTCTGCATCTAGATTCCAATAATCATCATGTACTCTTACTTTGCCCAATGGACCAGGTTCATGATCTATAGGTTCTCCATCAAGTTCATATCCTGCCCAATGCTCTCCTGGGCTGCTGGTTCCGTGTAAGTCTGGGCTGTTGTTTAACAAATATGGAATTTCCATTTGATTAATACAACTTCTACTTACCACCAAATATAATGTGTGCATACTTTTTCCTTGTAAATTAATTAGGGTAAAACCTGTCCGATAGCTATCGTCCTAAGAGTGTTGACATGCAAGCAATGAATCTCTACCCGGGCCAATTTTGGTTTACCCTATATTAATATTTATACCTTAATATAAAACTGAATATTTATTCCTGTTTTTAGTGAATTAAAGTTTGGTCTTCTACGTGTTACACAACTTGCGTGTAACTGGCATGCATCAAATACTAATGCATTGCCGGGCTGAAATGGAAAAACTGCTTCCAAATCAAAGTCACATATATTACCCTCGTCTATGTGTGGGAATATATAATCTGTATTTTCTAATGTTGGCGTATCTAGTGTTTCTAACTCTGGATACTCACGTGCAATCTCATACATGCTTTTGTCTTGTGAACTTTGTCCAACACGATCAAATGTTATGCTTGTTCCAATATGTCGTTGCTTAAAAAATGCTGTGTAGGCTTCTGCGCCTGCTGTGATACCCAATGGTATTACACAACTTTTATATGGTATTAACTTCTCTGCCCAATCAAATTTTGTTTCTGATTCTGTCATTAGGTCTACGTGTGCATCATGTAACTGTGTAGTAATGTAATAATTACCTGTGTGATGTTCACTGAAGTCGTGTTTTAGTATTGATTCAAATTTGTCTTGCATCCACGGAAAGTCTTCAAACAAACGTGTAACATTTAATATAGGTTGTATATTACTGCTTGAGTCTGTCCAACGTAAATCGTCAGCATTTTGAAATTGATATAAAGTTAATTGATGTAAGTCACGTTCAGTAAATACATTTTCTTCGCACCGTGCTGGTTCAAAGTTATTTACAATAGTATGTCTGTGCTTATCAAGTAACTCACTATAAATCATTGTTCCACAAATGCTCTTTCAACTACATAAGTTCCTGGTGTCTTATTATTACCTTCTTCAAAGCCTTCAACTTCTAACCATTCTACTAGTTCATTATTCATTGGTATGCTACCACATATCATAATTCTATCATGTTCTGGATCTAACGCTGGTAAGTCTAATGCTTCTTGCACTTTGCCTTCATACATTGCTGTTGTTACACGGCCTTCGTTTTCATATGGTTGTCTTGTGACAGTAGGATAAAACTTAAACTTGCCTTCTGTTACATGTTGGTATATTTCATCTTCGTTTAGATTTCTAAACATTGCATCGAATGGAAGTTCTGCTACTGTTCTTGCACCCCATACTAAAATAACATTGTCATAATATTCATATGTGTCTACTCCACGTGCTAATGATAGGAAAGGAGCAACGCCTGTGCCTGTTGCAAGTAAGTATAAATTACGTCCTGGTTTTATATTTGCATGAACTAGTGTGCCTACTGCTTTATCATTAACTAAAATTTTATCACCTGGAACTACGTGTTGCAGTCTACTTGTTAGTGGTCCGTCTTGCACCTTAATACTATAAAATTCAATAGTATCTTGGTGATTAGGACTTGCTACACTGTATGCTCGCATAATTGGTTTGTTCTTTTGTAGTTTTTCAGACCAGTTGTTTAGTCCAATCATTACAAATTCACCATCTCTAAATCTTAGTCCTGGATCTCTCGCTACTGTGAAATGAAATAAGTCGTCTGTGTAATGCTGAACTTTCAGCACTTCTAATTCTAATATTGCCATGTTATAATTTGTTTCCTATGTATAGTTCGTGCGTGTGTGACGGTATTTGAGCGTCTAAGGTGCCCTTTTAACGTAATAATACCTGTTATTCTCTTCTTTCACTACATCTTTTGTAGCGAACCAATTATCTCCATAAACGCTTATATCACCTTTAATGTATAATTGCCCATCTGGTCCTATTGTAGTGTCACAATAGAATCTATCGCCTAAGATGGTTAGTTCATGTTTGTATTCTTCAACTTTATCTAATGTTTCAAATACTGTGTTAATAGCGCATGGTCCAACTTCTGTCATGCCCCAATTTGCCATAACTGTTGCACCTTTTTCTACAAACGCACTAATAGTATCCCAAGGAACTGGATCGCTTCCACATGTTATCCATATTCCCGTTAGGTCTGCTTTACGCCAGCCTTTAGTTTTCATTATTGCTTTTGCATGATTTGGTGTAAGATGGGAATGTGTGTACTTGTATATTTCTTTAACCCATCTATATGCACTAAAATCTTCTACTACTACTTCTGCACCAATGCGTAAAGCTGGTAAAGTTTGTGCCAATAGTCCACCTGCATGTTGTAGTTTACAAACTGTGTATATTTTACTGTCTTTTGTTATCTGTTGACTGTCGATTGCAATCTCATCTGCAAATCTCATCTTTTCAGGTGTTTGCAATATCTTTTTTGGGTCGCCTGTAGAGCCACTTGTATTAATACTAATACCGTTCAACAGTATTAGTTTAAGTCCATCTAAATTCATATTATTTCTTCTTTTTTAATTCGTCTTTTAGTCTCTGCCAACTTGGATGGTCTGGCAAAAATTTATGTAAGCCTATAGTTTGATTAATTACTATATCAAGTAATTTAAAATCAAACAATGGTGGAAATATTGCGTGTAGTACACTAGCAATGGCCATAAGCAATTGTTTACCTGCTTCTCTAAATCCTACCCACATATGCTTAAAGTATAACACTACTGCATTTTCACGTTTACTTTTACTAAGATATTCTGCATCTCTAAGATGCGTCCAATTAAACCACATTGTTTCTTACCTCATGTTGATTATATAAATACATTACTACTTTATTTATTATAAGTATATCTTGACAAATTGTCAACCAAATAGTATAATATAAGCATGATAAACACAACTCTACTAGACCAAGTAACACCAGAACTAGAAGAATTTATTGCTGAATGCGATAAATTAGGTTACAAAAATAATAACTCTCTAAAGTCATTAAAATTTGACTGGTGTTTAGAGAATGGTATGTGGCATGGAACATTCAAGGATGGCAAGTTAATAGCTATCAGTGGTATACATTTATTCAAAGATGGATTTAGAGCATTGTTTAGGGGTGCTCAATTAGAACCAAAGTCAATTAATGGACTAACTAGATACCAAATGCAAAGTTTTTGTATAGCAGACCATTTGCCTCTGCAATTAGAATTTGCAATGGGGGCTCCTGTTTATATCACAACAAATGTTGCTAACGACTCTAGTGGCAGAATGAATAGAATACATAAATCATTTTCTATAATGGAAAAGCATGGACAAATGGTAGAATACTGTGGAGATGAAGAGATATTTTATACACAACAAAGTATATGGAAAGTTAACGTAGAAAATTACACTAACATACGAAATAGACATTTTTAGAGAAAGACAAACATGATATCATTTGTTATTGCTGGCATTAGATCAGACATTGGGTTAGCATATGCCCACCACTTAAAAAATTATGGAAAAATATATGGAATTAGTCGTACTGACACTCCTGTTGATGGATTAGCATACACACATATGACATGTGACTTAATGTCACCTGTGCCTGAAGATTTCTTTAGTGAAATATCAGATAGATTAGTTGTGTATATACATTTACCTGGAGAGTTTAGATTTGAAGATGAGAATCATCCTATTATAGACAGTGACGGTGATGGACTAGACGACAGTATATTTAATAGCAATGTAACTACATTTGCTAATATAACTCCTGCATTATACAAACTAGGAAATGATGCTGAACATTTACGTATTGTAGCAATTGGTTCAACTGCTGATTTATATGATGTTCCTTATTGGAATAGTTTTACAAAAGCAAAAGATATATTGCGTGGATTATATAGAAAATTTTATGGTGACAACGAACACAACAATATGGTGAGTAGCTTATTTGTTAACGTTAGCACAACAGACGGTGAACAACTTGAAGGTGAACGTCCCTATATTGATAAAACATATGTATTACACCCAGATGAAATTGTAAAACAAAGTGCAGAATGGGTATTGGCCGAAACACCAAGTTGTATAGAAGTAAATGTATTAAAAAGTAATCCAGAATGGATGGACGATGACTATTTTGCTCTCCATAACATTCATGCTAGGTGGTATTATGACATGTATGGAAAATAAGGCGCTAATAATAGTTGACGTTCAAAACGACTTTATGAGTTGGGGCAGTTTACCTGTTGAAGGTGCTGAACATGTTATACCAAAGATAAACGAATTACAAGATCAATACTCGCATATTATTATCACACAAGATTGGCATCCAGAAGACCATAGTAGTTTTGAAACAACATGGCCTGTTCACTGTGTAGCAAATACAAAAGGTGCCGAGTGTGTAGACGAATTAGATACACATAAAGCACAACTGATTGTGCGTAAAGGGTTTAGACAACACATAGACAGTTATAGTGCTTTTTACGAAAACGATCACACTACAACAACAGGCTTACATGGATACTTACAACAACTTGGTATCACAGACTTAGACTTTGTTGGTGTAGCATATGATTATTGTGTGGCATGGAGTGCCACAGATGCAGCTAAATTAGGTTATAATGTTACTGTTATCAAAAATGCATGTGCGTCAATTGGGTCTGTAGAAGAAGCAACAGACAAAATGCGTCAAATGGGAATTATAGTAAATGAATAATATTGTATTTGTTAGTTTTGAAAATGGTGGTGGTGGACATAGGTTTGCTAGAACTATTTCAGCACTTCCAAATATGTATTGGTATAGTCATGCCGACAATGGAATTAATCCATGGAATATAAACACAAAGAACACTACAATAAGACAACGTAGTGTTGCACCAGCACACTTTGACAGAATTGTGCCAGATGGCAAACTTCCGCCTACATGGGATTATGTTAAGGACTTTTTTCCATTTCCAGAATATTATTATAGTGTATTTAAAAAGGAATTTACAAGGTTAGCGCCAAGCACAGATAAATCGTTCGTGTATTGCACACATAGTAAGCCTAATGAACTATTACGTTGGTTTCCAGAATGTAAAGTAATTAACTTAATACACGATGTAGACTCACTAGTAGAACGCTATATGCAAACTACTGCAAAGTTTCCTGGGTGGCTTAGAATGGCTAATTTAGTTCCAGAAGATAATCCACACTTAATATTCCTACAGTGTTTGCGTGAATCAAAAAAGGATTTTACTTTTGCAGATATATGGGCTCAACGCACACACGGAACTTTATACAAAGATGATTACTACAACGAATACAAAGATAGTATAACAACTACATTCACTCATAGAATGAAAGAAAGAGTCAATACTGATCACCAGCTAGTATTGAATGTCAAAGATAAGAACTGGAAAGAGATCAAGCAATTTTTAAAATAAGATCTTGTAGTTCTTCCCAAGTATTAAACACATCAAATTGAAACTGCCAACGCTTTTCAGCTGAGTATTTTACTCCGTGTCTAGCGCCGCCGGCATTTATGCAGGTAATCTGTGTGTATTCATGATTGTATAATTCGTTGTTGTCTTTGTCATACCATTGTATACTTTGTGGGAAACTTAATGGTATAACTAATCCTGCATTTCTATATCCATCTTGATGTATGCTTAAATCTTGTCCTTCTAATAAATTAGTTCTAATAAGTTGAAAGCCTGCTTGTCCACTTCCTTCCATGTCATCGTTCATGTCAAAATTAAATTCAAATCCATGCTTGGTAAAATACTTTACCCAATGATCTACAATTGGCTCTTGTAATATATCTGGATTGTAAACAACTTCTAAACCCAGTGGTGATCCATGTCTACTGTGATACATTTCAAACTCACTGTCGTATTTTGCATACATGTATGCAAAGTCATCAGGATTGTATTCAACTGAAGTTTCTACTATAAAATTATTTTTGGATTGTTCAGTGTGCATGTCATTGTCACCTTTGCTTTGAAATTTTCACTTACTTTATCACTACCGTCGAGTAGCATTTGAGCTGTAGTAGAAGCGGCGCCTCTTAGTGTTGGTGTAAACTCTATTGTTGTTTCTCGTTTTACATCATGTATAAAGTCGTAATCAAACGTTTGTGTATGTGGATATTCTATGTTGTGATTAAATAATCTAGCATCACAATAGCGTAATAATTCATCAAGTAGCCATTCTTCAATTTCATACTGTAGTAAAAATATTTTTACTTCTGCATAAAACTTATCACGGTGATCACTTATATTTTCTTTATATCCTAAACTTTGACTTGCTAATCCAAATACATAATCATCAATTCTGCCTTTTGCTTTGTTAAAATGCTTTTTTGTTATACCATTACTATTAACAACAAACTTATACCAATCATCATAAAACTGTTTTTTAGTTACAATTTTTTGTCTAGTTAAATAGTCTGCAGCATCACGTAAAAGGTTAAACTCATGTCCTGTTCGTGTAGTCCATGTCCATTCCCATATTTCTCTCATATCGGATTCTGTTAACCAATTGGTTTCTACTACTAATTCAATCTCTTCTGGAGTGTTCTCATTTAATACACCTGGAAATGGTTTACGAACAGTTTTAAATCCAAATCGTTCTCTACTTTCTGTAGTGCTTATTTCAGCATTTGGTAATAGTGCTAATGGATACAAGTATGTTGACAATGAATCATATTTTGTAATTTCTAAATATGTATCTTTCCAACTGTCTAATGTTTCTCCTGGATTACCAATAATAAGTTCACAGTCAAATGGCAAACCTATTTCACTACAACGTTTAGCAAAGTATTCATAATCGTTGCTATCCATGTTATCACGTTTAATAAGTTCAATTGCCAATGGTGTTAATGTTTGCAAACTCATAATAAAACTTTTGATAAGTTCTGCATCATACATTTTCTTTGCTATTTTTAATATATCTTCGTTTGCATTTTTGGCCCAATTAGCAAAAAATGTTTTTGGATATCCATACTTTTTCTTTGTAGCAATAATCATATCAGCAATGGAATTATCTCGGTCTTTGAGAATACCAAAGTTAGCATCAACACTGTATAAGAATCCAATCTTGTTTTTGCCTGCATACTCTATTTCTGCTTCTAACCTGTTAATATCGTGGTTAACAAGTTTACTGTATGTTAGTCCACCCCAATCACAAAATGTGCAAGCATATGGACAGCCTCTATTTGTTTCAAACAGCATAGCATGATGCTTTTTAGGTTTGCCCATTGTTCCACTTAGATACGGACTTGGTAACTTAGTTAAATCACGTTGTCGTGTTGCACGTTTATCATTTGATACACTATTACTCCAATGTGTTCCAAAGTTAACCGCTGTATTAATTTGTTCAGATATCCATTTCTTATCTGGATTTTTTAGTATATCCTTGAATATTTCTTCGCCTTCTTTAAATACTACAACATCTACATATTCATGTTCATTCCACCATTTGTTTTTTGAATCTTGTGGAACTTGTGGACCACCATAAACAATAATGCATTCTGGCCAGCGTTCTTTAATTTTTTGTGATAGTATATTTGTATAATTTTCATTCCAAATGTAAACACTAAAACCAAATAGAAATGGATTGTCGAGTTCGTCTAATATTTCATCGTGATCTACTTTGTCGTAGTAAATTCCTGCCAACTGATAATTGTTTTTAACTTGTTCATCTTGCTCAGCATAAGTCCATAGACCAGCAACACTATAAGGCAAGAATTTATGCTCGCCTGGGTTGATTGTCATACTAAAGTTTGCAAGATATATATTCTTCATTTTTTGTATACTCGAAGGTAATGATAATGTTGATGTGTTGTAACTAAACTTGGCCATGGACCTATGCATTCTATTTGTGTTAAGAATGTTTGTTTATCCCAACCTGATTCTGCTATGTAGTCATAATCATCCATATGTGGTGTTGTAATAATCAACAGTCCATTTTCTTTTAGACTGTTTGCAATATTTTCTGCTGGTGCTGAACTTAGATGTCCTTTTGTAAACAATCCACTTGCTAATATTATATCATATTGTTTAGGCAATGGTTGTTTTACAATATCAATGACACTAACATTTCTATAATGTTGTTTTGCTTTCTCTAGAAATGTTTTGGTTAGATCGTATCCATCAACATTAGCATATCCCTTTTGCCATAATATTTCACCACCAGGACCTGGTCCACAGGCAAGGTCAGCAATCTCATGTCTAACATCGACATTGTCTATTACATACTGTGTTGTTTTTAACGGTCCTAACCAGCCTGCTTCTTCGCATATATCTTTCGTATATGTTTCCCACGTGCTATATAACTTTATTTGTTCGTTTGCATCATCAAAGCCGTTGTTATAACTATCACCTAAATTTTGTTTTAGATTACTCATCTTTAATCCATTCTGGGTTATCATTTAATGTATTATACATATTTACTCGACTTACCTTTGGTATACACGCAGCTTGTCCTAATACTGCGATTGTATCTGTTAATCTTGTATATTTTACTGGACATTTAAAAGATTGCATTTTACTTTTGCACCATTCTTTTAATTCTGCTGGACTTATATCTCCACTGTATATGCATGCAGGAACAAAGTGTAATTTATCATCTGGCTGTGGATAAACATATACTTCCTTCACATTAGGATGCTGTGACATAACATGTTCTACTTCGAATGGATATACTTTGCCTCCGCCACGCACAATAATAAGTTCGTTTGCTCTACCTTTTAGTATCCAATCTCCATTACTGTCTATTTCAGCTATATCTCCTGTATCCCACCAATCACCATCTGGTGTCATGGGACCTCTAAATTCAATAGTGCTATTTTCATTTGACAGTCTATATTCGGCACCAGCATTAACAAGACACTGTATTGGCTTACCTATTGTATCAAAGTTATTGCTGTAATTAACAAGTGTCATTCCTGTTGCAGCGTCTCCATATCCACATATCCAATTACTATGTCCAAAGAAGTTTTCAAACTCTTCCTTTTGTCCATCAATAAGTTTTGCACCACTGTATTCAAACACTTTAATATTATGACCACCATTATCACCACTGTCTATTACTTTTTGCCATGCTAAAGGAAAGCCTGCTAACCATGTGGGTTTTACCCATTTACATGCTTCTGTGTATTCACTTTGTTTATCAATAAGATGCACATGACCGCCTTTGGCAATAGTTGTAAATGTAACTTCTTGTCCCCACCCAATGTAAGGTGCCATTGCATTTATTGTTTTGTTTGTTTCTGGGTTACGATACCATTTGTTTCCACGTTCACGATAATAGTGTGTTACATCTTGACTAGTGCCATAATTATTTTCATCTAATTCATATGGAACTGGATAGCTTTTTGTCCAGCCATATGGGTGACTTGTGCCACTACTATAGTAAAGCATTATTTCTTTATCAAGAACTGTGCTTTTCTCATAATGTAAATGTTCTAACTTTACTGTACCATCTGTGTTAACATGCACAATAGCATTACTGTTATTTGAATCTAATCTAAAACGCCATTCGTCTTCAGTGCCGCCATATGGTAATGTGGTTGCACACATATCAAGTGCCGCAGCGAATAGATACAAATACGTATGCACTGAATTTATTCCTACTACACTAATTCTATGTCCTGCATGATATCCATTTTGTTTATACCACGCATTAATTTTGTGTATTTCTGTTATAAATTCATTGTAAGTTAGTTTTGTATTTTTGTCACTGATAGCTAATTGATCAGACGGTATTAGTAAATGATATGGTCTCATGTTTATAGTATATAATAGTAGTATTTATTTGTCAATATAAAACTAAATAAAAACCCAGCACTAAGGCTGGGTTGATAATGGTGGAGCTGATAGGGATCGAACCTACGACCTACTGGTTGCAAACCAGTCGCTCTCCCAACTGAGCTACAGCCCCATGTCTCTTTATATTTATACTTATTAAATTGTTTCTCTTTTGTATTTCCGTTTTAAGGCATTTTGCAGCCCGGCAGTCCAATCGCCTTTTCTTTATATCTGGTGCCGGTAACAGGATTCGAACTTGTGACCTACTGATTACAAATCAGTTGCTCTACCAACTGAGCTATACCGGCATATTCTTTCTACTTTTTATTTATCTATATACATCTGTGATTGAATAATCAACACTTACGAATACTTTTTCGTTAATTGAATATTTTGTTTCACTTGTAAATGTATACACTTCTTTCCTTGTGTTTTGTCTACTTCCCATACTAGGCATTTTAACTGTTACTTTGTATGTTGTAGGCCCAGGTTTTGTAGTTATTCTATTTCTAAGTTCACATTGTTCTACTTGTTTGTATCCAACGATAGTTTGTTGTCCGCCTTTTTTATTGGCAAAGTCTGCCCCTAAAATTGCACCTAGTATAGTTGCAGCATCTTGTCCTTTACCACCGCCTACTTGGTTACCTAGTATACCACCAATAATTGCACCACCTAATACTTCACCTGTTTGTGCTTTACCAGTATTTCCATAAATTGGAACATCTACTATTTTACATGTTCTAATGGGTGTAGTTACTTGTACTTCTGAATATTGTGGTACAACTTTTATTACAACTGCATCTAGTTGTACTGTACCAGCAATTGCCGAGTTGGCTAATAGTATCGCTGTTGCTATAATAAAATATTTAATCTTGTTCATAATAATCTCCTGGTTATTGTAGTTCGGGGAACATTTGTTTAACGTAATTCTTAACAATCACTTCAGTGTCATTGTCTATTCCGTTAACTCGTACTCGTGGATTCTCTGTGCCAAATGTTTTAATTTCTTCTTTAGCAAGATGTAAAAGTTGTCGTTTATTCATTGTCTGTAAACTTTTTAAATCTATAGATTCGCCGACTAATGCGCTAAGAATATAGTCGCCAACATCTTCGTCACTAAGCGGAACTTCAATTTTAGCATTGATTCGCTTAACTCCATCTTTATATATTTGTGCTCTCATGTTTATACCGATTTTCTTTTATAGTCCAATTATATATAATATAACAGTAAGATATGGTTTTGTCAACCGAAATGTCTTGTTTTTTTAGATTTTTTTACGACCAGGACTGATCTACGGCAGATCTTACCCAAATTGCAGTAGATCCATCATAATCTGCATTTGCTATGTATATATGCGACGAGTCAGATGCAATATCACCTTTTTTGTCGCCTGGCGTTCCTATGGTTGAATTAGGAACTGTTTTTCTAACCATTGGGTTAGGATTAGTTAAATTTGTTGTTGTAATTGGTGAACTATTGCTTACGATTCCACTTTCTGCTAATCCAGTTATTCCGGGATCAGTTGATGCAGATGGTGGTGCGCCTGCGCTTTTTTCCACTACATTGTTAGGTGATGCTGTGTATGATTCAATTACTCCACAATAGTCATAATTTGGTGTTCTTTCAACTGTGTTTACTGTAGGTAAATCTTCTGATGCAAGTTGTCCAAGCATTTTTGGTTCCAATAGATATTCAAATATGTTCTTATTTTCAGGACCAACCTTATAGCCACTTAGGCTTGAATAAGCTGATTTTAATCCACCTGCTACTTGTTGTGCATGTGATAATGTAAGTGTACTTGTGTCAATTGCTGTTCCAACACCTGTGTGCGTTGACGATTCTGTTCCTGTTGTAAAAGAACTACCACCATTTGATTCTGTGCCACTAAAATTGTTTTCAAACTCTACTAGATTTTGCATGTCAGATGCAAACGCTTTTAATTCATTAGTTAATGAGTCAATTGTATTTGCAGGTGCATTAGCAATACTTCCAAATTCATCAATGATATCACCGAGTGACTTGAGTACTCCACCTTGGAATATTCCTGCATTAAATCCGCCGCCACTTGTACATCCTCCAACATCACTATCAAACATTGTACCTAGTTTATCAAGTAAATCTTTACCTGCGCCTAAATAGGACCCAAATAAATCTTCTAATACATTTGGAATTGGCTTTGGATTAATTGGTGTTCCACAAAAGTTAATCATATTAGCAATTGCGGCAAATTCTGCAATTGCGGCATTAAGTCTACCTAACACATTATCAATGTTTGTGTGTGCAATAAATTCATCTAATGCACCTTCGGCTTCTTGTAATGCTTTATATAGCTCTGGTGGAATTCCAGGAATTCCTAATAATCTGCCAATATTAATTTTCAAACATAATTGTAAATTAGGAAGTAAAATTCCATTACCAGCAAGTAAACTACAAATAATTTCTCTTAAACTAAAACTAGTTGTTCTCGCTTCTACTTCGCCTGTGCCAACATCTATAGTAGTACTTGTAACTAAGTCTACATCAGTATTTTTTAAGTAGTTTGCTGCTGATTGAAAATCTGCCATTACTCGCCGCCTATAGCTGTATTACCGCTACCGCTTGTTGCTTTTGGATTACAATGATTGCCGCCTGGTATTGGACATTTGCTATCTCTCTTTGCACTATTACCTACAATAACTACAAGTTTATTATTCACATATACATTTGGATTTGCTGCTTCTAGTTCACCACCGCCGTGACTGTTTGGATCTACGTCAACACTACATAATTTGTTATTGACATAGACTGTGGTTTGGCCTGCAACTTCAGTTGAGGCTCCACATGCACGACTATCTGTATTTCTGTGAACTGCTGCCATATTATGCTTTTGCTAACTGTATACCTGTTGTTTGTTGAATATATGTTGAGCTGGCGTCTTTCGCAGACTTAACTACACATATAATACTATTTATATTCAAACGCACTTTAGCATCTGGGCTAACTGTGAACATAAATGGTGATAAGCCTACGCCTTGTTCTGCTGCTACTAAAATAAGTGGTTTGTTTAGTGAAATGTGTGTTGCTGTTTCTTCTTCAAGTTTCGCAATCATTTCTTCGCCACTGCTTAGTTTGATACTTACTATATCCCCTACTTTGTAAGGTGCTTCAATAATCATAATGTAAATCCTGTTCCGTTAAAATTAGTTGTTTCAATGTATGTTGTCAATTGATCATACCCGCCGATGTTTGTTCCATTAATAAACACTTGTGGAAAGGTTCGAGCCGTTGGGGCAACTTCCATTAAATCTTCTCTTGTAAAATCTTTATCAAGCATTTTTGCTTCAAACTCGATATTCATTCTTTCAAGTAATGCCTTAGCCTTATCGCAATAAGGACAATGTGGCTTACTGTATACTACTACATTTGTCATAAACTAAATCCTTTAAATGTATCCTCGGATACGTCTTGTTTAACACCACCAACAACATAACTACTAATTTCAGTTTCTTGCGGAGCAACTTGTACTTCTGCGCCTGAAATCCATTTTTGTGTCCATGGTAGTGGGTTTGCTTGTGATACAGTGTATGGTGACTTTAGTCCAACTGCGGTCATACGCTTTGATGCGATCCATTCAATATAATCACTTAGTAGCTGTGTGTTTAGTCCAATCATTGATCCATCTTTGAACAAGTATTCAGCCCATGCCTTTTCTTGATCTACTGCATCAACAAACATTTGGATACAATCAGCTTCTGTTTCTTTTGCAATCTTAATATAATCTGGGTCATCTTTTGGTAGAACCTTTAATAAAGATTGTGTAAATGCTAAGTGCAAGTTTTCATCACGTGCAATTAGTTTAATAATCTTAGCATTGCCTTCCATCTTTTTAAGTTCTGCAAATGCCCAAGAGCATGCGAAACTTACATAAAAACGAACGCCTTCTAAGATGTTAACACTCATTAGTGTTTTGTATAGTAGCTTCTTCATTTCATACAAGTCTACTTCAACTGTTTTACCATTTACTTTGTGCTTACCAACACCTAGCAAATTATAATAAGAAGATAAATCAATAAGCTGATCGTAGCATTCTGAAATGTCTCCAGCACAATCCATGATTTCTTCAATGTCCATCATTCCATCAAATACAATGCTTGGATTAGAATAGATATTACGAATAATATGTGTATAACTACGTGAGTGAATTGTTTCACTGAATGTCCAAGTTTGAATCCATGCTTCTAATTCTGGTAAACATGCAAGTGGACCAAATGCTTCACTTGGCGCACGGCCTTGTACACTATCTAAAAGAATTTGTCTTTTAAGATTACTTGTAAAAATATGCTGTTCGTGATCTGTTAATAGTTTAAAGTCATTTGAATCTTTAGTGACATCAACTTCTTCTGGACGCCAAAAGAATCCCAACTGCTTATCAGTTAGTTTATCAAACTGTTTATACTTCATAGTGTCATAGCGTTGAATAGCTACTGCGCCGGCAGAATCTAAAAAAGCTAATGCCTTAGTGTGATCTGTTTTGTTGGCTGAATTAAATACTGAGCTCATTTATATTACCTTTTATATTTTGCAGCTATCACAGTCTTCATCATCGACGAGTCCTGGTGCTAATTGTTCTTCGTTTAGTTTGTTGACATCAAGTTCGCCTTGACCATCGAATGTATTAAAGTAATACAATTGTTTCCCGCCATATTTGTAAAACATCAACAAGTGTTGAATCATTACTGACATTGGTATTTTTTCATCTTCGTAAAACTGTGGATTATAACTTGTATTAACACTGATGCCTTGATCAATGTATTTTTGTAATACTGCCATAATTTTTAAATAACCCTCTGGTGACTTTTGATCCCATAGTAAATCATACTTGTTTTGCAAACGTCTGTATTCTGGTACTACTTGCTTTAATACACCGTGCTTTGATTGTTTAATACTAACAAGACTACGTGGTGGTTCAATTCCATTCGTGCTGTTGCTAATTTGCGCTGATGTTTCTGCAGGCATAAGTGCCATTAGAGTTGAATTACGAATACCTGTTGCTTTAAGTTGTTCACGCAATCCTTTCCAATCTTGGCGTTCTTTATGCTTGACTAATTCATCAAGATCTTTTTTGTATGTTTCGTTAGGTGTAATTCCTTTTCCATACTTTGTTTCTTTGTTGCCACTAATTGTGCCTTTTTCTACGGCTAAATCTGCACTTGCTTTAATAAGATTATAACTCCATGCTTCTGCCCATTCGTCAACTAATTCTAATCCTGTTGCATCAATATCTTGATAGTTTAAATCATTCTTAGCCAGCCAGTATGCGAAGTTAACAATACCAACGCCAAGTGGACGTCTATGCATTGTGCTACGTTCTGCAGCCTTAACAGGATAGTTTTGGTAATCAAGTAATTCATCTAATGCCCTCACTGCCAATCTACAAACACGTTCAAAATCACGTGTGGTTCTAATATTGCCCCAATTAATTGCGGCAAGTGTACATAGGCTAATTTCACCATCTTCGTCCTCAAAGCTGTTCAATGGCTTTGTTGGTAAGTCAATTTCTTGGCATAAATTTGACTGGTGAATAGGTGCTATTTCTTCATCAAATGCACCGTGTGTATTTGCATGGTCTACATTTTGTAAATATACACGCCCTGTATTCTTACGTTCTTCCATAAAGCTACCAATTAGCTCAATTGCTGATACAGACTTTTTACGTATATGTGTGTTGCGTTCTGCTGTTTCGTAAAGACGTTTAAATTCATCTTGGTCATTAAAAAATGCTTCGTATAATCCAGGTACATCTGCTGGTGAGAATAATGTAATGTTTCCACCTGTAAGCAAACGTTCGTACATAAGTTTATTAAACTGTACACTGTAATCTAAGTGACGTACTCTGTTATCTTCTGTACCTTTGTTATTTTTTAATACTAATAAATCTTCTACTTCTAAATGCCATATTGGATAATGCAATGTTGCTGCTCCGCCACGTACACCACCTTGGCTACATGACTTGACTGCACTTTGAAACATTTTGTAAAACGGAATAACTCCTGTATGACTTGCATCGCCATTGCGAATAGGTGAGTTAATAGCACGTATGCTACCTGCACCAATACCAATGCCTGCTTTTTGACTCACATACTTTACAATAGCACTACTAGTAGCATTAATAGAGTCAAGACTATCATCGGTCTCAATAAGTACACAACTGCTGAATTGACGTTGCGGCGTGCGGAGTCCGGCCATAATAGGAGTAGGTAAACTAATATCGAAATTACTAATAGCGTCATAAAAATCCTTTACATATTTTAATCTTGTTTTTTGTGGATAGTTAGCAAACAGTGTTGCTGAAATCATCATGTATGCTATTTGTGGTGTTTCGTATATTGCACCTGTTACTCTATTTTGTACTAGATACTTTCCCCGAAACTGTTCCATGCCTGCAAATGCAATATTTTCATCACGATCATGTCTAATATAGCTATCCATTTGAAAAATTTCTTCTGGACTATAAACGGCGAAAAAATTCTCATCGTAATAACCTAGTTCTACATTACGTTTAGCAATTTCATTAAGACTACATGGCTCAAACTGTCCATATACTTCTTTACGTAAATGATAATTGATAAGTCTACCAGCTACCCATTGATAGTTTGGTGTTTCTTCACTAATAAGATCTGCGGCTGCTTTAATTAAAGTCTCTTGGACTTTTGCTGTTTCAATTCCATTGTAAAACGAAATATGACTTCTAATTTCTACTTCACTTGGACTAACGCCTGTTATTCCTTCACATGCATAAAAAACTACTTTGTGCATTTTTTCTAGATCAAGTTCCTCTTTAGTTTGATCTCTTTTAATTACTATTATATTTGTCATCTGTTATCCGTTTCTTTAATTAGCTGTAAGTTATTTACAATAACACTTGACGTATAAAGTATTACGTTAACTCGCTAACTTGCGTTTTTTCTAGTATAGTAGTGTTAGAATCTAAATCATTCACACTATTTACTTTACCATAATTATAATTTAAAATGTGTGTTTTGTCTACCAAAACTATTAAAGAAATATAACTTTCTTTTGAGTTTTGTACAAGCAAAATCTCACATTCTGCATAACCTTCTAGCTGTAATGTATACGCTATTCCCAAAGCTACGTTATTCTCATCATAGACGCCTTCCCAAATAAAATCCCAAGGTTGGGTCCATGTACTGGCATCATAAATGTCTGTGTGCATACTAGACATCGGTGCCATTTTCCAAAAGTCTACAACGGCTTGTAGTCTTCCCAGATATTCCATATCTGATAAACTTTTACGAAATTGCCTCCACAAATTCAAACGTTGCTTAGGCGAACTCTGCCAAAATTCGTTCATTGTATTACCTTACGAATTTTGTGTAGATGTTTGTGTGTAGTCGAAATTTAATTCAGTTGTAATCGATGTGTTAAAATTTAATTTAAATATTTTACCAGTATTTGTTAGTGAAAATTCAACATCACTTAATTCACTGTCGCCAAAATACTTATCTTCAATATTACTGTTTGTGGTGCCTGACACTAATATAGTTAATGTGCCTTTACGCATTTTGCCTGCTACGTTAAACAATGTATAATTCATAACAATAGTATTTTTAATATCGCTATTAAACTCTATGCCATCTATTTCTTTTACTACATTGCCACTGTTGGTAAATGCTGTTGAATGTAATTTGGTACCAGTTTCGGCAGTAAAAGATGTCACTTCTTTATTATAATGTAATGTAAAAGTGTCGTTAAAAGCAGGTGCTCTTCCAAGTCCATGATTGAATGTAAGTGCATCATCATTAATGTCAACACTTGATCCTGGAATAACTAGTGGGTCAGATGTAGGATTTTGGCCATCATACACAGAAATAGAAAATTCACTTATTCCGTCTAGATCCAATGGTACAACTGATCCTGCACTCTTAACTGTAAACTTAACTGTTGCTGTAGTAGTATCTGTACCAGCATCGTCGCCAGTTCTTTGGTCTGTTAGTTGTCCAAGAAATAATCTTTGCTCGTCTGTTGCAAGCATAAATTCGCCAGGTGCTAATACAGGTAAATTTGTCAATATGTCTTTTTTGATTATAATCTGTGATACTTTAGTTGTTGCCATCTGCTATTCCTCGTTTTCTATATACTGTATTTATGAAGACATGCCATAAAACTTCTCTAATCTCTTGGCCCATTGTGTAGCCCAATAAGAAAAGTCTTCTTCGGTAGATTCAAACAGTTGCCACTGGCAATCACCACTACACATAAAGATGGCAATGTTTTCAATCTTTGTTTCAAACATCTCATTATGTGCTAATGCATATGCGGCTCCTTGTAAAAAGTAGTCGTCAATCCATTCACGTTTTTTAGGTTTGTTAGTTTGCTTAAAATCCATAATAGTTGGCTTGTCTTTATACATGCCCACTAAATCTGTTGTACCTGCATATAAATTAGCGGCACATAAATTTACTTCTGTGCCCCATATTTCATTTACATCATTTTCAATATTGTCAATAACAACTTGTGCCATATCCTTGGCTTGTCTGTGTACAATATTATTTCCAGGGTTATATGTTTCGTATTCACCTAATGCCCAATGTTCTAATATATTGTGCATAACTGTTCCACGATTAGCGGCAGTTGTAGTAATACGTTGTGCTTCTTCTGTTCCAACACGTTTACGCCAGTTAGCTAATGCTTGTCGCTTTTCTGCTGGTTGTGTAGCACTTAGGATTGTTGTTACACTTGGAACTGGATCGCCGTATGGATTCTCATATAGACGCTTTCCATCTACACTCTGACGCTTTAGTTCTTTGTAATCGTATTTTTTGGTAATGTTTATCATAGTATTAGTATACTACTAATTTACTAAAAAGTCAAGTGGTTAGTGCTGATTTAACTTTGTGATTTGCAAGAATATATTCGTCTAATAATCTCTTATTTCCATGTGGATTAAGATGTTGATCTATCTTGCTTATTGTTATTCCGAGTTGATAATATGGAGTTTGCCAATTGCCTTTAGTGAAATGAGTTTCTACATCTACATCCCACGTAGTTGAAGAACGAGTTGGTAGATCTGTTCCGTTCTCATTAGTAACTTGATGACTAAACCGTGTCCAATCAAGTAAAAATATATGCTCAAAATTATATAATTTTTCTACGTTTGAATACCATTTTAATTCCCAATCTGTACGCCATTGATTATTACAGTACTGTACTCTCCAAAAATTCTTATTTTTCTCAAAGTACTTTGCAACGTCATCAAATTCTGTATCTTCTAGACGATCGTTGGGACCATAAGCCCTGTTTGGTCCACTATTGGTGCTACCCCACATAAAAGAAAAATCACATAGCCACTCTGTCCAATTGTTTCCGATGCTGTGGGTTTTTATGAATTTAAAATCATGTCCTGTTACATCAAATTCAAGTTGCCAGCGACCTAAATATGTTCTGTTTAAGAATATAATATCTGCGCCCCACATTTTAGCATCTAATAGAGCCAGCTGAAATCCTTGTATTCCTTGGCCGCCTCTGGAATAATTTCTATATTCGTGTTGTGGGAATTTTTGAGACAACTGAAATGTCCAGTTGTTCTTGCCTTGTGTTTCTTGTTCGAGTCCAGCAAAATGACTGCACCCAATGAAGGCTATCTTCTTAGATGCAGTCGTCATGTTTATGTAATTCTATAATATCTTGGATCGTCTCTATCGCTATCGTCTGGTGGAGAATATTCGTGGTCTGCAACTAATGGATGGTCGCGCATTTGCAAATATCCATCCGGTCCTGTCCATTCTTCTACTGGATATCCTGCGCCAACCATTAGTCCTGCATGATTAAAATCATCTCTGCCTGACCATTCTTTAATTAGTGCTGTAATTGGTCCAGGTTCAAAACATACACAATTACCTGTGTGTAGTCCTTGTCTGTTAGCTTCTAATACTAACATTCCCATTCCAGTACCCATTGCAAATCTACTGTTTTGTTCTTCTTCGTTATCTATATCAATTTGGGTTGGATCCCAAAAATCTTCTTCTGGATAATCTGGTGTTGGATCACAAGCGGCAAATACAAATAGCACCGGTGCTAGTACCTGTGCATTACCTACAAACGTTGCTGGTGTTCCATCTTTGTTTATTTTTGGCATGTGCTTTAATGCATTAGCTTCGTCTGGTCGTGCTGTATGTTTCCATATAGCATTACATTTTTCAGCGTTTGTAATTGCATATAAATCAAAATACCGTCTACCCTGTTTAAATGGGCCGCCGGTTCCAACTTTTTGTAAATGTTCGATTAGCTCTTCAGGAACTGCATCTGATTTATAGTTTCTCGCACAAATCTTTGATCTGTTTACTGCATTGAGTGTTTCTTGTAGATCTTTCACTGTATTTCCCCTTATATTATACTCTATTAAGTGTTTAATATTTGTGTCTCGTCTTGCAACGTAGGGACACTGTTTATATTATACGTCTGCTCGTGTTTGATTAGATCTCGATGCGCCGCTTGTTTCGAATTCGTTAATAGCTGCCATTTCTGCTAGGTAGGCATCACATGCTGCTGAATCAACAAACTTAATTACTGACTGATATGTGCCATTACCGTTGTCGGTTTCTGTCAAATCTAAGATCTTGCCTTCTGCTTCAAATCTTTCGTGAATAACAATTGCTGCATCACTGATTATTGCATCTTCGGGTACTGTGCCGGCATCATGTGCTTCTGCAATTAGATCTGGAGTTATTGTTGTTGTTAAATTATGTGCCATAGTGGGTATTCTCCTTGTAATTTACCAATATATATGCCATCTGAAAGTCTTTCCAGTAGCTGAATTTGTTAGTCTGTTTACTTTGTAACCTAAATTACCAAAGTACTTAATTACTGCGTTCATTTGGTTATCTAATGCTCTGTCAGTAAGTGCACCTTGCCATGAAGTAAAGTATGTTGTACTAGTAGGCGTAGGTGGGACATAGATTCCATCAGTGAAACCTAATGCCGTGTTTGCTGTTCCAGTTCCTATTTCATAGGACCAAGTAGCTGATGCATCAAGTACAACATTTAAAACTAAATATCCAGCATCCTTTGATGCTGTTATACCTGTTACCGCTGCATCATTAATGTCTGCAATAATAGAGTTTAAGTTTGTTCCTGTTGTGCCTAATGTAATTGTTGTTGAATTGATAATAAGTGTATCACCTACATTAACTGTTGGAGAATTTACTGTACCAATCTTTATTGTGCTAGGAGTACATTCAGTCATTGTTGTTCCATCGCCGATATAAGTTTCATATACACCGGTTGCACTTGTTGTTATAATAGCATTCATGATGGCAGTACACTCGTTAAAAACAACCATATCTTGTGAGCTTTTTGCTCTTGCCTGTGCTGCGTTTAATCCTATGTTCATTTGCTCATCTCTTTGTCTACTTTTTTCTTAGCCAGTTTTGCAACTGTCTTATCTTGTTTTTCCGGATCAGGTGCATCAACATCGCCATCATTGTTAAAGAACACTACATCATCCTTGATTGTATTTACAACGGGGATACTATCAAGTAAGTCACGTAGTTCTTGTTCATCAACATGCATGTTTTGTGCATCTAATGTTTTTTCTAATGTATCCAACGATAAAGAAGTTGACCCTTCTGCAGTCATCACTGACAGCAGATCAATTAGAGTATGCCTTATTAAATCGTTGTATCTCATTTACTTATTCTTTAACTGTGCGAATGCTTGTTTAAGAATAGCTGGTGATACTTTACCTTCCGCTTGTGCTTCTTTAATAGTACGTACTGCTGCCAAGTATGCATCTTCTTTCATTTCACGTCCGTCCATGTCAGAATCGGCATCCATTGCATCTGCTCCACCAAACTCATCGTCCATTGGTGCATCCATAGGAGCGTCTAAATCATCAAGACCTGCTTCCATGTCGCCTTCTGGTTCACCCATTGGCATATCCATGTCTGTTGTTTCTGGTGCCATACCTTGTGCTGTTAACACTGCATTTCCAACTTGCTCATTTGCAGACTTAACTGCATCTAATGCCGAGCCAATTGCTGCTTCGGCACTTGAATTAAATGCGTCTGCTTCTGCTGTACCTACTTGTTCTTTCATAGCATTATGAATACTCATTAAGTCTTCAACTTGCATACTTGCTAAGTTTTCAGCCATTTTTTGTAAGTCATCTGCCATTTGTTTTGCCGCTAGTAGGACTTCAGCTTGATCTAAATCAGCTGATTCTTCTAGCTTCTTTTTCTCTATTGCCATGTCCATTCCTTCCGCAATTAATAGTAGCTTTTGAAAATCTTTATGAGACACGTCTTGTCCTGCATCTCTTAGACTTGTTATTTTTCTTTGTGTAGACTCTTGTATTGCTTCTAACTTAGAGCTAGGTGCATTAAAGTCTAGTTTTAAACTAAACACATCGTCAAGCACACGCTTGAGCGTTGTTAGTTTGTTTTCTTGTAATTGTTGTAATTCCATGTTAGAACCCCGTTTTCCTGTTATATTGTATTTATGCTTAGAGCAGTGATTTGATCTGTTTTTTGATAGAATGTAACTTATGCATAGCGTGTCCTTGCTTTGCAACGTATACATCTGTCTTATAGCTTTCTGTTAATGTTATTGACTTGTGTTTATACATAGCTGCTTCAGTTAAGTATGCCGCATATCGATCATCAAGTTGAACAATTTTATCAATTTTGTGATCGCCTTTATCAAACATTAAGTTTTTTATTATACCCATTGCACTTTCAAAAAGTGCTAATTCTTTGTATAGTACTGTGCCAGTGGAATCTTCAATATTGTAAAACTTTTTGTTTACATTTTCTATTACTTTTCTTTCCACTAACTGAATTTTATAATTGCCGTCTATTTCTATTGAATCAGTTTCACGGTTACGAACTGCACCTGCTGTTATCAATGATGTGTCATGTTCTGCACTTGCTGCCACTTCTGTTGCTGCCGTCTTAGTAGCTTCTTCTAATTTAGCTAGTATATCATACATAGCTTTTGCATCTGTAGATACATTTGCTGTGGGCTTAGTTGATTGATTTGATTCGTGCGTTTGGGCAGCTGAATTTAGCTTGTCCAAAATATCTTGCATTCCACGTACTTCTGGCGACGACATTACATACTCCTTGTTTTTTTATAATAAACTTTTTTGCCTTCAACAACTTTTTTAATTAAGTTCTTGTTTACTAAGCATTGCATAAGATATACATCTCTTTCTGAAAGATCTTCTTTAGATACTGTTTCAGTTATAGATTCATATACTTTATTTTCCAATTTGTTTACAAATGTTGGGATTCCGCCAGGGCCTAATATAGATCTCATTAGCCGCGCCTCCCGTATGCGAGTTGTTTTAATCTTTCAATTTCTTGTCTATTTTGATCTGCCAGTTGTGCGTTTGCATTTGACTGTGCTGCATTTTGTCCACGTTGTACATCATCTGGATCTGCGCCAACTGATCTTGCTGCGCCTTGTCCTGTTGCTTGTGGATTTTTGAGACCCGGTACACCTCTAGGCACAGGATTTGAAGCATTTCTTTGTTGATCTTGTTGATTGTTTGTAAAATCACGCTGGTTGTTATTGTCTTTTGTTGATTGTGCTTTAATTGCCGAAGCTGATGGTTGTTGTGTTCCAACTGTTCCATATGCTTCGTCTACTTGTGGTCCATCAATTTGCTCTAAGTAATCAAATAATGTATCTTCACGTGCTAATTCTTGTGGTGACAAATAATCACCTCTATCTCTTAATTCATCAAATACTGCAAGTTCATCTCTTAGTTCATCTGCGTCCATATCTTCAGGATGTTTACCTGTTGTTGTCCACGGTGATTCTTCTTCTGTTACCGGCGCATTAATGTTTAGTAATTCTAATACTGCATTTTTATCATTCACTTTTAAGTTATCTATTAAACTAAGTGTTTGAGTAAAATTTAATTCTCTTAGCGAGTTTGATAATAGCTCCTGATCAATTTTGATATCTTGACCTTCTAAAAATTCTTGTACTTTATTAATTAAACTTTCTGTTTTCATATCATTTTCTCGCTTTGTTTAGTTGTCTCACAATTCTACTTTGTGGGTTAACTCTTTTTGTTCTTTGTGCTTTTTTCATCATACGTGAGCCTTTTGCTGCTCTTGTTTTTCTTAACACAAATCTCTTTTTCAAATCTATAGGTTTGCTACATTGAGCCGGTGATGCTACAACACGACCTTTTCTAGGTCCTACTGTACATCTAAACTTAGTAGTAACACTTCTGCCTCTGCGAGCATACACTACTTTAGCTTCTGTAACAACGTTACTATATGATTCGTTCAGTATCATTATTGTACCAGTACCTGCATTCCTTGTAAATTAAGCAATAATAATACAATTGTACTTAATAATCCTGCAATCACAGTTGCCGCTGCACCTATTACTAATTTGTTACCAGAAACTTTATCAGCTGTATTCTTATCCGACAACGCTTTAATTGAATCTGACAGATCGTCAACTTTGTTTTCTAATCTTGTAAATTTTTCTTCTAACACGCGATACCTCTCTGCACATAAGTCTACATGTGCTTCTAGGTTTTCACGCTCTAGTCTTGATTGTTGCATTGACATAATTCCCGTCCAATTCCATTTAATTACAATCTCTTAAAGAGCTGATTTCTATTATATGCATTCGTGCATATAGTACTATTTATATGTTTTCACTAAAACTGAAGTAAGTATTACACTTATCAACTGTATTGGTGTTTATAACATCTCCGTCTATTACTACAGTTTCATCTAACTGATCGTGTACTGGTACAAAATCAAAATCCTGTGATAATAATGCAGTATTACTATCATTGCCGTACCAGGCACGATCTGTATCTGACACAAATTTTAATATCCATACTGTTTGTGTACCAGTAATGCTTGATCCAAATTTGTAATCAGTTAAATTCTGTGATTCTAGTTTTGTTATACTACTTATAATTGGTTGTGTTCTTAATCCAATTACCTGCATAAATGTATTTAAGTTTTGACTTTGATAAAACTTTTTCTCATTTATTTTTGGACTTGATACATTTGAATCAGTAATATCTATTAATGTGTATATAGTGTAAAAGGCCGTATTGCCACCGATTACTTCCGACGGTCTTTGTGTTCCTGTAGAGCGCATATTATAGCTCTGTCATTTTGCCAGCTGCATATCCAGCCGCAAAAGCTGCCGCTCCTCTTGCCACTCGCTTCGCAATCTTTTTAACTTTTCCTTGTCCAACAATAAGTCCATTATTTTTAGCAAACTTCATAAACAGTGGACGCATGTCACTTCTGTATGCGGCTGTTTTATAATATCTATCAAGTTGTGTAGCAACTAATGTACGCTGTGCTGTAGTTAATTTGCTCCAGTTTTGTGTTAAGCGTCTTGCTGCTCTTAACTTAGGATCTTGTATTGCTAGTTGGCTTTCTAGTCTATAGAAAAATGATTGTGCTTCACCATGTGACAAATTACCATTTTGTATTTTTCTAAGAAAACCTTTAATTTTATTGTTATCAAGTTGTACTTTACTCATTAACATTTTGTCGTTTGCACTATTGACTAACCCTTCTGGTTTGTTTAGTGTAAAAAGTGTTTGATATAAATCTGTTCCGCCTGGGCTTGGTGCAGAAAAGCTACCTCTAGAAATTGTTGCTTTTGCATAATTGGCTGCCATTGGTGCTGAGTCATAATCTTGACTCATTGCATATAAACTTAACATACTAACAAATGCATGGTCAGTGATACTACGTGCGCCTTCACGTGAGATTTGCGCTTTTGATTTGTACATACGTGCTTCACCTAAAGATTGCATAAATGGTAGAGCTTTTGAATCTTCGCTCATTGTGTGTCCACCTTCTAGTTCTGCCCATTGCTTTGCTGTATATTGTTTTTCGTTCATTTTTTATTCTCTTTTGCTATTGCATCACAAGTATCACTTGCGTATGTTTTAAAGTATCTTGGCGCAAGTGCATGTAAAAATACTGCCCATGCTGCCTTCTCTAAACGCCAACTAATGCTACATGCATGTTTAAAGTGTTGCCAACGTGTCATTTTTGCTTCGTGTAAGTGTAACTTACATTGCTTACTATACATTTAATTGTTCTTTTCCATATTAGCGGCTGTAAAGCCTGCTCTGTTTACTAGTTTGACATCTTTGCCAATTACATAACCTTCGCCACCTCGTTGTCCACCTGTACTTGCTTCAATATCAGCTGGGTTGGCATCTAGTTGTGCTATAATGTTATCTTTAATAGGTCCAATACTACGCATAAATGCAAATACGGCATCTAAACCTTTTTGATGTTGCTTTAAATATTCTACAAGTCTGCCTTGTTTAGCTTTACTTACCTTAGAACCATCTGCTGTTAACCATTGTACAAAATGCTTACTACCAATTTTACCGGTTGATCTTGTTTTTGCTGCATTGTTCATATACATGTACAAGATATCTGGAAAGTTTTTCATTTTAAGTTCTACAGGAGGTGTTAATACTGCATCAATGTCTCCGCCTGCTTGATTAATAAAGTTTTCAAGTTCTTTTAGTTTAGCACTTTGAATGTCTGGTACATCTGTAAGTGTTTGTGGAGGCATTGCTAACAATGGACCTTCTTGAAACTTAGTTGCATCAACTGAGCTTTTGTTTCCTTCTAAGTCAATGTGTGCATGTAGCACAACACCTGTATTACTATTGGCAATTTTCTTGCCGATGTCACTTGCAGGATCAACTGAGTACTGTGTTGTGTTTGGTGTGAATATTAACCTGCCATCTTTTTCTTGTGGTGTTGTAAACCAAAGTAAATCACCATGTACATATCCTCTAAAGTCGCTTGGTGTTGCTTGCTCAAATGCAGGCCATACACTTTTCATTTGCTTAATAAAGCCGCCGTATTCTTGTGGGTTTTTAGTGTAGCCAGGACGATTCTTTAGCATAGCTTCTAGACCATCTGCTGATGTGGCTTTGCCGTCATAACCTTTTGCACCAAATCCACTTTTATCTGTTAATATGAACTCGCCGTTTTCATTACGACCAAATATAACCGCCGGTGAGCCGTCCCATTTGATAGTTGTATCACTTGGGTTGCTTTCTAAACTGTGCAATGATGCTATTGCTTTTTGGGCACCTGCTTTACCATTCCAAAGAATGAGGTCTTCGAGGTGTTGGATTCTGGCACTACCTGCCTTCTCTAATAATATTTCTTTGATAAACATTAGCCTTCACCTTCTAGTTCTGCTGGAATGCCCATGCTTTGAATTTGACCGTTATCTTTAAACTGTCTAATAATTTTATCAACAACTTCACTTGGATAGTTTTTCTTAATTGCTGCTAATAGTGTTTCAAAACTATATAAATCTTCAGCACTGTCAAGACCAAATTTTGTTGCAATTTCTGTTGGATTTTTAAATGGACCTTCTATTCGTGTATCAATGTTTGCTTTTGTATAGCCTTGTCCATTTGCTTTAGGTTTAGGTTTACGTGAGATCCAATTTAATCCATCTGATGGGCTCCATATCCAACGCTTTTGTTCTAATGGACGTCCATGTTCATTTTGTTCTTCGCTGCTATCTGCTTGATAAACTGCAGCCATTGTTGCTAACATAATATTACGGAAAGTTCCTTTGTAGTTACTAGAACGTCCGTCTTTACTCATGCCTTTTTCGTGTGGGCTATGATAATATGTTTTCATCCACTCTGGTTCACCTGGCATAAAGTCAATTTGTACTTTACCTGTGCGATTTATTCCTTCTTTAGTGTTTTCTGCGTTGTATCCAACAATGTCTACTACTGTCATAAACACACTAGACTTTTTTACATCTTGTATAAGAGGTGATGCTTCTAATTTTGCCGCAAATTCTGGTAATTTTTCTGTTGGTAGATCAATTGCTACATCTATATCGCCACTATATTCTTTTTTACCTACGGATCCTAAAACATTGTCTTTAAGTGACACACCCAAGGACTTTTCTAGTGCTTCTATTGTAGCATCTATTTCAGTATGATGAATTGCGCCAACGCCAGGCATTGCTCCGCCTTCGGATAGCTTCTTAACATTTACTTTATATAAATTATCGGGCTGAATTTTGCGATGTTTTCTGCTATCACGTGCTTTACGCTTAACTGTGCCTACGATATCTTGAATATTCATTTTTTATTCCTTAGGTTTTTTATACCTCTATTAAAACGTTCAGGATCTCTATTCTTAATACTAAGCATTATACGTTTTTGTATATCTTGGGCATCTTCTTCACTATAATTTGCATCTACCATCTCAAGTACATTCATAATTGCACTGATGGCATTGGTACCACGTGATTCCAATATATTAATTCTATCTTTTGTAGGTGATAGATTATTAATTTCTTCTAATAAACTACGTGTTCTCTTTTTCATCAGCCCAAACTCCTAAACTGGATATTACTTGTATTTATCTATTATACAGTTATTTGTTAACTTTTTTCAACATGCTTCGTAGTCTATCTGATGCATCTGTGTCTTCAACTATACTCTCTTCTGCAATAGTTTTCTCTTGGTGTGTTACTGTAGTGTTTCTTTTTAACTTATCCATCATTGCACTCGGTTGATGCATTGTGGATCCTTGTTCATCTTCTGGTAAATCAGTAATACGTAGCCCTGCAATATCAAATGCTAAGTCAACTTTCTGTCCAACACCTGCACTACTACGTGTTTTCATAAATTGAATCTGATATCTGCCACGTTCACGCATTGCTGTACTTGTAAAAATACCAATTACGTTATCTGCTGTCTGGATTTTACTAATACCACCTGCAATATGAGAGTGATCAAACTCTACTTCTTCTACTGCTGCTCTATTTAACTGAGATGCTGTTGCAAACAATAGATCTTTTTCTACTGCAAAGTTACGTAACTCCTCAGATACAAATTTATCTTTAATAAACAAGTCACTTGGCGGAACTTTACGTTGTGCTGGCATCATTAAGTCTAAATAATCAAGTAATACTGCATCTAATTTAATATTATGCTTTACTTCATACTCTTTCATAAAGCTATTTAAATCATTTACTGTAACACCATTTGGCATTTGCACAATTTGTAGGTTACCTGCTTTTTTACCAATTGCTCCAACCTTTAATCCAACGTCTTCTGCATTTTTAAATACTTCTTTTGTGTTATATCCTGTAAGCATACTATCAAGACGCATACTACATAGCTCTTCACTAAGTTCCAAACTAATATATAATACATTCTTTCCATCTAACGCCCAGTTTAATGCTAAATTTTGCAAGAACAAACTCTTACCACCACCTGACGGTGCAGCAAATATATTTAATTCACCTCTATTAAATCCACCATACAGTTTTTTGTCAATTTCAGTCCAGCCTGTGCTTGTTCCACCACGTGCATTGCGAACTTTTTCAATACGTTCTAATGGATTTGCCCAATAGTCTGTACCTAAGTGTTTAGCAAGCCCAATACCTACTGCTTCTTTAATCATTAATTCTACTGCACCAAATTCACCTTGTTCAAGTAAATCTGTTGAATTCAAAATAGCAGTTTCTAGTGCTTTGTGTTTACAAAATGTTTCAAACTCATCAATAAACCAATCATCGTGTCTTGCATCTATGTCTTTTAAACTCTGTAGCTCTAATCCAGTTGTTGCTACAATTTGTTCGCCTGAAGGAAGTGCGCCATAATCGTTTGCATGTTCTTGAATGAACTCTACTGTCTTACGTAATTCTCTTGTAAAATATTCTGGATTACATATACCATTAACACGAACAAACAAATCTTGATCGTGTGCTAAAAATTCTACAAATAGTTTTTGTAGTTCAAATGTATATTCTTTTTGTTCACTCATTTACAATATTTCCTTCCAATAACCTGTATTTTTGTAGGATTACTTATAGCACTATCTAATATACTACGCACTGTAAATAATCTGCCGTATTTCATTAACGCATCGCCGGCATCGTTGCAATCTTCCCATTCAGGAAATGCAACACTCCATCCGTATTTAACTGCTGCATCTACCATTTTCATTCCTGCCTCGTCGGCATCTGGTAATACAATAATTTGTTTGTTTAAACTCAAAATAACGTCTGCTTGTTCTTCACTAATAGTATTAGTGCCTGCACTGATTCCATCTGTTATTATAGCATCTAAAGGACCTTCTGTCAATATAACAATTTCTTTGTCAGCATGTTGTCTGTCTAATCCATAAACAAAGTTTTTAGCTGGTTGTTGATTATAATACTTAGGCATTCCTTCTGGTGGCTTACCTATCCAACGACCTGTATATCCAATTACTTTATTTTTATAATAAAAAGGTATTACAAAACGCTTTGACATTCTAGCTGGCTGTTTAGCCGGACTATACATCAGTCTAGGATCTGTTATATCAAATCCTCTGTTTGTTAAATATTCTACTGCTTCAGTCCAGTTTGTATCTGGCGTATGTTCCATAAATGGCTTTGTATTTTCAGGCAATGCTACTTCTGGCCAATCAATTACTAGTTTCTTTCTGCGCTCTTGTACCATTAGTGTATGTGTGATATCAAGTTCACGCATAAGCTCTAATTGTAAACGCTGTACTGCGGCTTCATCTGCACCAAATTTTAATAATAAGTTTTTTAGTCTATTATTAACTTTATTACCTGGACTCCAACCTGTTTTATAATGACAGTTAAAGCAATGATACTGAAACTTATCGTCATCAAAGTGAAATCCACCACGTCCACGTGTATCTGGCCTAGCTTGTCCATTTGTTATACACATAGGGCAATTACCAGAATGCCAACCACTAGGGCTAGGCTTCCAGTTCGTCGGAATCAGATTTCTGACGTATTCGATCATTAAACTCATGTGTATATATTACACTCGAATTATGACTTTGTCAAGTGTTCCTTGCGTTTGTGTGAATTTTGCTCTAAGATATTTTATATTAGTACGGAATGTCCATGGATCAATTCCAGTAAAGCCAATATATGGATAATGTTCATCTGTGTGCGTACCCAATATAATATTAAACCAGTCGTTTTCTGTAGGGTTTTCTTCTAATGCGCCCTGTATGTAAAAGTTACCTGTATAGTTAGTGGCGTATACTGCCAATGTAATCATTCCATTAACTTTGTTGTATGCACCAGGTCCTGGTAAATGACTACTGTAGTAAAATCCATCAGATTCTATAAATGTATCACCTGTAGAAGTTGTTAATGGAATATTTCTTGTTTGGTCGCTTACTTCAACTGTATAATTTGGTCTTAGGTTTTGATCTACAAATAATGGAAGATTTAAACCCTGTGAATTTACATAGGTAAATACAAGATCAAGGAAACCGTTTTGTATTGAACTTATCTCACCGGCAGAGACAACTAGCTTAACTTTGCCTTCGTCGAAGTCTAATATTTGACATTTCTTTGCTACTATTTTTGCTTGGGTTTCTCTATTGGTTAAATTAGCCATAATAGTTTGACCATGTAGCTGTATTGGTTTACGATCTATGTTTTTTATGTAAAAAATAAACTCATTATCTAAACCGGTAAATAGCTTTAAGAAACGATAATTGACAGGAGAGTTTATAGTAGTTCCTGCCGCACTTGCATAGCTACCCAATCCAGCTTTGCTACCTGAGGCATCTATTGCATATAAATCGCCTGTTTGATTAATATTATAAGTTGTTGCGTAATTTGACATTCATATTCTCCTGTGTATGTATTTATGCAAATTACAAAAACCGCTGGTAAAAAAATTAATAAATATATGTACAATGATTGAAAAATATAAAACCTTGTTAGAAGAATTTCCATTCTTAACTGTCATAGAGTATGCCGGAAATGAATACCTAGGAATAATGCAAAATATCGATAACCATATAGCTACAATGTATGTTTACGATAGACTAGGATCAAATGCGGAACGTCAATCGTTTTTGAGATTGGGCGATGAGTGGTGGTGGGAAACAAATCGGAAACTACCTATCAATATTGCATTATTAAATAGATGGCCATTTAGTGCTACAAGTCAAAGTTTTAATATAAAACAAATGGAAGTAGTTGCTGGACCTGAAGTTAGACTAAGCGACAGTATTACAAAACGTATTAAACGCCGTAATATCAGTCTTATAAAGAAAGACCCATAACTAGCATATTAAGTTGTAGTACAATAGCCATTGCATAACTTATTGCGTGTGCTTTTTTAAAATAATATGTTCCGTCTGTTGGTTTATCCCATACAGTAGCAAACACTGTATTCCAATCTTTACCTAATAAATTACGTTTAGCTGGTCTAATGATTGCCAGTACGGCTGCAAGTTCTTCAACGCTTGTTGGTTTCATTCTGCTTACAATGTTGTAGTGTGCATGTATGTGAAATAATTTTTCAACAACTTCTTTGTGTTCTAATAAATCCCACATTGGTTGCATTTCAAGTAATTTTTCTAATTGATCATAGCTTTCAACATCTTTATATAAACTTACATTTAACACATCAAGTTTAAAATAGCCTTTAGCTTCAGCTTCCTTGTGATCAATTGTGCTTAACCCAGTAAATGGATCGCTTGGCATTTCATGGAAGTATACACCAGTGTTATGCTTTTTGCGTCTACCATTATCATTAATCATTGCAGGTGTGTGTTTAATTAAGTTTAACAACTTAGTTCTATCTGCTACATCAATATCAATATCTGTGTTTACTATCATAAGTGTGCTTCTTCCATAATACCTT